GACCAGCGGGGCGTTATACCTCGGCGGCAGCGAGTTTCCTGGTGAATTTTTCAGCGGGGTTATCGACGAGGTGAAGGGCTGGAACTACGTGCTCACACCAATACAGATCATGACAGAAATGAACACGGCGATCAACCCTACAGTGCCTTCCGGGACTCCCGTGGTGATGAAACTCTCAAGCAACACGACGCAAAAATTTCGGGGCAACACGACGGAAAGGATCGGGGTGGCACCATGATTAAGAGCGTGATCGTGTTCGTGCTCGTGCTCGTGCTGTTCGTGTTCGCGGCGAGCGCCGGGGCGCAGCAGATCATCGTCGATTGGGACAAGGCGGTGCTTACTTGGACATGGACAGAAAATCCCGGCAGCGTTACGAATGGTTGGAGAATGAAGTGCGGGCAAGTAGCTAACACGTATACTGTCATTACCGACGTTGCCGATCCTGCGGCGCGCTCGATGACGGTCAAGCAGGCTACGGGCGGCGGCACTTACGGGACGTGGTTTTGTATCGTCGTGCCGTACAACAACATCAGTCCCAAGCCGGGCGAGGGAAAACCCTCTAACGTGGTTTCCTTCCAGGGGGGCCAGACGCCACAGGGGATTGTGGTTCTCTCCCCACCAAGCGCTCCGGTTTCGTCGAGGGCTAAAGCAGCCACACGGAAAAAATGAGCAACCCTGAAGATAAAGGCAACGGCATCAGCATTACCCCGCCGTTTTTCAACAAGCCGGTTACGATCAAGGGCGCGGCGTCAATTCTTGCGGTCATGGTCGCCGGGATCGGCTGGTGGTTCTATCAGGAGGTCCAGGTTAAAACGGCAGAGCACAAAGAGATCCGCGAGATTATCCGCGAGGAGCACGAGAGTGTGGTTAAGTTGTTCGAAGACCTCGCGCAAAAATTCGGCTGCAAGATGGACTTGGAAATCTGGCTTTACACGCAAGTCAAGGGACAGGTTAATTGGGGCGACTTGCCGCCTGCGTTATATACCTGTGCGCCGATTTTTAAGAAATGAAGTGGCTGATATTTTTCTTGGGCTTTGGAATCGGGCTACTTTTCGGTTTGCTTATCGGAGTATTGGTTTGACATCGTGACCCAGCTCGTCGAGCGCATTATCCGCCCGGTCCTATGTATGAAGGTCTCTTCTTCTCGATGGTCTTACAGCCGCAGCTCATAGGTTGTTCCAGCGTACCCGCCAAGCAACGCCCATCTTTCTTGGAGTGAAGCGCAATCCTGTGATCACAGTTAGGGCAGAGATCATAATTAGTGAATCGTTTATCCAACATTTTTTTTCTCCAGTAATTCGGTCTCTTGAAGGGGACCGGAGGGAGTCGGTGACTCTCCCCCCGGCGCATCGGTGGAATCAGGCCGATGCTTGCTCATAGATTGCCGAAACCTCTGATGGTTCTGGCGGTGGGGCTTCTGGCAGGGGCGCGGAAGTTCTTTTCTTCTTGCCCTTCGGTTTAGTGACTTTCTTTTTCTTGCTGCCCTTCTTGGGCCTGCCTCTTTTCGTTGCCATCGTTGCTGCTCCTTTCCTCTAAGATCCGTGAATAGATAAGCCCGTTACGTTCCAAAAATAGCTGCTCGCACTTGAGCGTCCAAATGCGCCCCAATTTTTTCCATCCGTGAATCAAACACACAACCCCGCTCAAAATGCACTCGGAAACCGCCTCAGATGCCTCGTGCGAGAGCTTTTCGCGCCGGGTTGATAGATTGGTAGCCCCGGTTGTTTGAATCGCGATTACAGACCATTTCTGTGCGAATTTGCCAAGTGCCAAAATATCGAAAGCGCCAAAAAGGTCTTGCCTGACATGCGCGTATGCGTTCCAATGTTCCACCACTTCGGCGCGGTATCCCTGCTTTCTAAGATAACGAAGGCTCAGTTGTGTGGGGGATAAGCTCACTTGGGCTGACTCGGCGCGGCGGCAATCAGTTGATCGCCAGATTCTTTTCGCCTTCGGTAATCATAACTGAAGCACCTGTAAATCGCGTTTCGTTTCTTCGTGCCGGGGCAGCGCTGGCACTTTTGATCTAGCCTGACAACCATCCGCTCGTGCATTGCATGCCTTCGCCCTAACAACACTCTATAGCAATTACTTCTGCGGTGGCAGGTGCCGCATAGATAAAGCATCAGGGTACGTGGGAAGCAAGAATCAGCACGGCAGCAACCAAACCGATAATGGCTAACGCTAAGGATAATCCCGGTACAGATATTTTTGGAACCAAAACCACTAAGCTGGATACCAGCAGCCAGACAGCCAGCAAAATCATTCCCGCTCTAATCATCGTCTTCCCCCTTTCGCAAGTGATAATTCTGGCTCCGTATCTAACATGCGATACATAGCCCTGTCCACTTGTTTTTCGAGCACTTTGGCCTTGATGAGATTGAGCCGGGTGCGAGATAAGAAGTAAGCTTCCTGAGCTTTTCGCATGCGCTCCACCAGCTTGACAAACTGATGGAGACTAGATGGACCTAACGACTCCGGCATCGTAAACTCTTACTCCGGGGATATTGGTTTTGCCTTTCTGTGCGGTTGCGACTTTCTGGAGGTATTCTCTATCCGGCATGAGAAATTCCCTGGGAATCAAATCCTCATTCTCGATTTCAAATGTCCAGTGCTCTACCAGGGCCAGTCCCCCTTTCGGTAAATCCTCAACTTTGATCGTGGGTATGTCTAGTGGAGTAGCCATCAAAGCTTGGGCTTCAGGTATGCGGTCCTGCTCCTGAAGCCTGGCAGCCTCAGCTACCTGGGCCTGGCGTGCTTGATCGTGGGCCAAGGCTTGCTTCTCCTTGGCTTCCTTCTGGCGTCTCACCTTTTCGGCTTGCAACCATTCTTTAGCTTTCTGTCTGATGATTCTTACGGCTTCCTGAAGAGGGGCCAGGTGTCCCCGTTCTTGGGCACAGATGGCAAGCCAGGCTTCGCGGGACAGATGCTTGGGCTGCTTAAAGTCCTCTATAATTCGCTCCTCTAGCAAGCCGAAAGAATGATCTAGCGCTACCGCGATGTTATAGCCTATGGTGTCAAGGACTCTCAGTTCTAGCGCCAGTTCCATTGCTTCACTAGCTTCAGGATATTCTATGGGAACGGGGAGATCAGCCACGCTTCTTAGTCCTTTGGTCTTGTTGCCACTTTTTTACTACGTTTTGTGAGGCGTCGATCATGCTATCAGCGTCAAGGCTATCGAAATATTCTATTCCATCCGCCACGCGCCGTACTTTTTCCGGTATCTCAGTGCCTTGCCGAACCAGGAGATAAATCGGCTTGTCTTGCATGATAGCAACGGCGAATTGAAGCAAGCTTTCGGGGCTTTTCTTGTAGTTGTCAGTAAACAGACTAAGGCAAACAGCCGATTGACCCATCTTTTGAGCGATTTTCTCGGTGTACTCGATAAGGTCTTGGGTGATTTCATCTACTGGCATTAGGTCGTGCTCCTAAGCGCCCCGATTTCTTTGGGATCAGAATGTCTCACGCTTGCCCTCGCTGTTGTAATGCGGTGCAGGCTGACGCGACATCCAGTCGCCAAAAATCGAACCCCAAAACACCAGGAAATATAGGGTGATATATAGCGTGGCAACCGCGCCCACACTAAGGATTATCCCCTTAAAGAGCAGTTTCAGCCACTCTGGGACTATCAAGACCTTCTCCCACCAGGCGATTTTCTCTCTTGAGGTCATAGACTGTCTTACACCCCAGGAACCGCCGCCGATCCTCAAAGAAGTCCTTATGCTCATCCAAGCGGTACTTGCCGTCATCCAGCAAGCTCACGCAAATCCTTTGTGGGATAATCTCTGGATAGAAGATGATCGCGTAGGCCACCGTCTGATATCTCCACCAGGATTTCTTGCTGGGCGGCTTAATATCCACTACCGCAGCCCAATTCCCGAAGTAGCCGCCTCTATCAATCTTCCCGGCTACACCATAGATGTTGCTATAACCTATAAACTCAATCAGCTTAGGCGTGAATTGGGTTTCCTTCTTGAACAGTTCCCAAGCTGTCAGATATGGTTCAAGCCAGCTGGGTGGAGCCGCCAGATTGCCCTCATCCAAGAGCCGCGTAGCCTCATGAATATACTCACCCCGTGTCCTGGCCCACTCCAGCGTGTCGGCGTCAACCCCATCGAAATTGATCAGCCCCACGTCGCGGAGGATTTCCGTCACGCCAGGTACGCGCTGTCCTCGAATCCAGTAGTGATGATCGTTATCTAATAACAATTCGCTACTGTTCACTTGTTCTCCATCTCTTTAAGCGCAGCCCGAATGTGATCTCGTTTCACTCCCAGTTGGTAATAAATCTTGGCTTGCTCCGTCGCTGTGCTCAAGTTTTTGTAATGCGCTATGACTTGGTTCACCTCTCGGTCATCGGACAAGATTTCGTTGTGGCTTGCGGCTTGTATCCACTGCTGTAAGTCTTTGAACGAGGGTTTCGTTGATATGGGAGTGGACAGAGCAGGCGGTGGCGGCGGCTCAGGGCTAATCGCCTGCGGTGGTTGTAACGGCGCGCGCGGCAGTTGAAACTCAGTGGTGTTGATCTCTTCCTCGATGTAGAGATGGCCAAATTCTCTAGGCCAGGTGCGCCTGATCCCCTGACTCTCCGCAACCTTGGCAATCTGCTCCGGCTGACACTCCGGCAACCAAAAGCGGGTAGGGTTGCCATCCTTGGTCTTCTTGACGTAGCGCCCCAATGGCACAGCCCAATACGTTTCATCCGGCCAGCCTTTCGGTTGTGCTCTAAACCACCCGCCCAAGAGCATATCGCCAGGATAGAGTATCGCCCCTTCGCGTTGTTCAACATTAGATTCGTGCGCCACCACGATCCCGCACTTCCAACCTTGGCAGTCCTCTTGTGCTCTCGCCTGGGAGCGCAAGTAGTCGATAGAGACGATGATGGCCGCAGGCTCTTCCTTGGAAAACTTGATCAGATAACAATCCTTGGTAAAGGGATTGAGCTTTCGCGCTCTGGCCATGCCCATGTAAAGTACTATCTCGCTGTCGCTTACCATGTCGGCATGACCGGAAACCAGATATTTCCTCACCGTGGTGAAGTCCAGGTTGACCTTCATTCCGTCGCGAGCTTCATAGCTAATGAAAGAGCTGTCAGATTTGGACATGATGATCCTTTCTTACCAGAGGTATCTTAACTGTCCGAAGGCTTAAGACTTTGTGGATTCTGTCGAGCTTCACTTAGCTTTCTTCCATACTCCGTCCAGCCCACCCATGTAAACTGCACACAGCGACAGAGACGACACGACCCATGCCCCCAGCTTAGCTCCCTTAGCTCATCGTGGTGCTGCGAGTGTCGTCCATCACCAGTGTGGCCGCATCGGCAAATGCTCTTTGGTCTATTGATCATTATACTCATTGGCTTTCCGCTGCCTTTCTTGGCCTTTGTGGTTCGCGCGCGCCGCCCTCATCGCGCTGACTTCTTCTGCAAGCATATTATGCGAGCAGATCTCTGGGCGGAAGCTCATAGTCTACGCCTTCCTGTTTCCATAAATGCAGGCAATTGGGATGCACGTTTATGTGGGCTTTCCGTTTGGGGTGGAACTGGATCACCGTCTCGTCGTCGTCCCAAAAAAGACTCTTCACCTTGGCCATCTCTTCCCACGTCGGGCAGCGTTCCACGCACGATACCGATACGTGCTCCCAACCGCGCCCATAGGGGTTGTTGTCGCTTTGACCGCTGGAAATTACTCTTAAATGTCCGATGACGAAAAATCCGTGGTTGGCACCGTACGGGCTTTCGCCAAGGGCCGTGTCGTTTCTGCGGTAGCCCTCTATTCTCAGATTGGGTTCATGTCTCATATTAACTCCATTTTACCCTCCCTAGGGCAGCGGCCACCATCACGAAGTGTCACCTAAGGAAAAACAACTCCACTAACAGAGTTGCCACTGATGCAGCAGCAAATAGTCCCGCCACGAGCAGCACCCCCCACTCACGGCGAGTCCTGTATCTCCACAGAAACGATGCTGCCACGAGCAATGGCCAGGTCACTGGCCAGATTTCTCTGAAAGTCATTACTGCACCCCCTGCCAGAAACTCGCCGCGTCACCAAGTAGTCCAGCGATGTAACTTGTGAAATTGCTAAGGTCGGTGTCTATGTCGGCACCGTTGTACCCTTTATCGAGTAGTATGTATCTCATCACCCACATATCCCCTGCCGCGTTAGCGAAGGCGTTTCCCATGTGATGCAACCCGTACATGGCACGGGCCTTTTGCCAATCCTGGCACCCCGCGCCAGCCGCGACACAGGAGTTTGAACGGTTCAAACTCACATAAGCAAAGTCACCATAGAATGCGATGTTGACCATCTGATTTACAAAGTCTTGGCAATTAAAAACAAAGTTGTCGCCAAGATCACCTATGCCATCGCATGATAAGCCCAGGCTCGATTGATCGAAATAGGCTCCGTCATAAGGACTTTGATAGTCCGAATCCCAAGGGTCGTCATGCTGCCTCTGCTGATATACACTAGCAACATAGAATCCGATGCCAAACGTCCCAAACGCGATTGAGCCTGGCTGTTGGCCTGGAACGAAAGACAAGCCAAAACTGATATTGCCTAACCATGTTGAGGCGTCACCGTAAAGAACAGCAAGCTCGCCTGCACGGTCCTTGTCAGCTTGACTCAACGCATATATTGGGAACCCTGACGGGACTACTCTTATAATGTCCAAGTGCGCGGGAGGGTAGTTTCTCGCGCCTATGAACTCGATCCAGAACTGTGCGTAGTCACCATTGGTAACAGCCTCGAAGTCACAGACAGTGCTCAAGCAGCCCCATCCTGACCAAGTGCCATTAACCAGGGCTAGGCTTTCGACGCCGCTGGAACCAATCCGCAGAAGATTCCCCAGATTTACCCAGTCCTGGGTGAATCGCACCAGGACATGATCCCCCGCCGAATTTTGCGCTTGGACTGCTTGGCCATAAGTGCCTCGATCAGCGCCGCTGCCGCCGGGCACTGAGCTTGCGGGTGGGTTGTCCCACGGATAAGGAACCGCCGGGAAGGGGAACGGGAAGTCGTTCCCTTGAGCGAATACGGTTGTGCTTGCGCTCCACAGTAGGCTTGCTAGGATGACGAGTGTGCGGGTCAGTAGTGGGGCGGTACTGACGATACCGCCCCTTTTTATTCTTTGCATTATTCCTCCAGCCTTTTTCTAAGCTCCGCCCTCTTGGCCTCATTCTCCGCCCTCTTCTCTTCCCGCGTCTTGAACTGTTCCGCCAGCATGTCTCGATGCTTTAGCTCTCTGGCAAAGTTGTCCTTACGCTTAGCCACGATATACTTTTGAAGCATAGCCAAGTTCTCTGTAACCCACAGTGGAACTTCTAAGCCCAGCCGTTCATAAGCCGCTTCAAAAACCTTCCCGCTGGCGTAGATTCCGACTGCATCATCGAAGTCCAGCCGCTCCAGCATGGCGGGAACCTCTCTCAATTCTTGAACATCCATTGATTCCTTCTTTCCTTTCCTTTGGTTTAAGCCCATAAGCTTGCACTCTTGGGCAAGACTTGCCGCACCGTGAGTAGGGGCGTTTGCATCACTTCATCTATCAACCCGTAGCGGTTCACCCTCATGGTTTGTACCGTGTTGACGAGGGAGTAATAGTCTATCTGGCCATGAGTAAGATCATACCGTTGAACCTCGATGCCATACCGTTGCATCTTGTCGCTCAGTACATCGCCATCGCCGCTCACGCGATAGAACGTAACTGGCACCTGCTTACTGAACCGCTCCGAATAGCGTTTGTAGACATCCACAAACCACGGAGCTACATTTTCCCCGCCATCGCTCACGATAACGAGAGTGTCAATCTCGATTCCTTTTTCGAGAAGATAATTCAAACCCACCCCAATAGATGTCCCACCGCCAGCCCGGACACCCTTCGTCCTGGCGACAATTTCGTCATAGCTAAGGCCACTCAGGTCTTGGTAGTCAGGCAAAGCGTTGAAAAACACCAGGTGGACTTTGCCTGCGAATCTGGCCAGCGCAGCCGCAAGCTGTCGCGTCACGTCGATGGACAGGGCCATGGAACCGGACTTGTCGCCTATGATCCCGGCTGTACCACCAAACTTGGCGAGGCTGTCGATTTGCTTTTCCTGGGCAGCGCGAAGCTTAGTCTTAACTTTCTCATCCGTAATATGTTCTACGGCTTGCGTGGTCTTCAGCACATTGGCCTTCGACTGTGCCAGCTTGGCCATCTTGGCATCGTAAGCCCCACGGATAGCCGCAGAGCTGGCCAGGTGAATATCCAGGTTCATGTTCTGGAGCATGCGGCTGTTCGTCACTAACTCAGTAGGCGTCATGCTCTCGATCAGCGCAAACATTAGCTCACCATCCGTCTTGGCTCTTTGGCCCAAGGCTGTAGTCACTACCAGCGAAGGCAAATGAAAACCAACAATGGCACTGGCTACGGCTTTGGCAGGCATATCTTTAAGCTTAGCCACCACGGCATGAACCGAGCCAGCCCGATAGCTCTTATCGAACAGAATGTCCTGCGCCCATTTGGGAGGCTTAGTATGACTTACGGTGTAAAGGGTCTTTATAGGTCCACGATACTGGATGACCATCCGATCCCAATGTTTCTTGTTGCTCTCAATTTCATGAATGTAAATCTTGAGCAGCCGGATAAACTTTCTGCCGTGAGGGAAAAAGCTGTAGCGCGTTTGGGGCAGACCTTTGATGAACTGCCAAGCCTTGACTAGATTACGCGGGTCTAGTCGCGCCAGGTGCGCGAAGGAATTTTCCTCAAACTCATCGTCGTTGCCTGTAAGTGCCGATAGATTAGCCACAGGCACGGCAATCTTAGAGTCACGCACCTGGCCCTTGATATCATTCCAGGCAATAAGATGGCCCACAAATTCAGGGTCATCCTTCGACGCTTGATGAAACACGGGCACATAGTCTAGGTAATTCCCGTGAGTGGAGCGCGAAAGCTCCGCGATTAGATCAGTTCTCGAAAGGCTTTTTTCTTTCATAATATTAAAGATGGGGGCGTTGAGTCGATAAGCCAACACTTTGCATTCGCTTTTGATGAGCGAACCATGGTTTTATTTGAACCACAGTACATGTAATGCCTATCAGTAAACGCCCCGCGTTTTTATGGCCGCGCTGAGTCGGTGAGCCGTTTTGGATTACACAGTGGGAATCGAACCCACTACCGAATGCTCCAACAGCATTTGCTCTACCATTGAGCTACATGTATATAGCCCACCAGTAAGCGCGACGTGTCTTTTACCATCACACTTTCACATCCAATGGATCGGTGGAGGCCATGGTATCGACGTCGTACTGCGGTTCTCCCTGCGGTTCTCCATCGTGTATCTCTTCGGTTTTACTTAGCCCTAGGGATTCAGCAATTCGCATATCTCGTTTAGCATCCTTTTTGAGCCGCGTGACCACCGCCTTATGAATATAGGCGGTCATGCTCGCTTCTCCCATCACAACTGACGCTATTTTTATCGTTTCATGTAATGGCCTAGATAGCGCAAGATTAAAATTCTTCATTTGTTCCTTTACTGACCCGCTTGACCCACGGGTCAAGAGCCGTCCAGGGGTTAGCTTGAGACGGCAGGGTTATGGTTCCCAGAAATCTTTACCTTTCTTGGTCGCTAGTTTTTCTGCTTCCAAGTCCGTCAGTTTCCCGATGATTGTCTTGATCCGTCTACGCGCCGACTGTAAATCATTCATCAGCTTACCCAACTCACGCGCCAGAGGGGTCATCTTGCGTAGCGTTTTCTTTCTCATGCGCGTTTCCTGCCATTTTTAATTATCTTCGGAGGAGCCAGTTGCGCCAGAACGAGAATCCTTTGGCTTTCCTTTGGTGGTTGGCAGACAAGGCAAAAGCGCCCCTCTTCCTTATGCCAGCCAGCGCGGTGCCCAGGATTTTGCATATCCCAGACTTCGATTCGATTGCGCCGATAATAAACTTTACCGCACAGCTTGCATAGTCTTTGGGCCATATTCCCCCCTGTGTCGATGGCCCATTGTATGGCCACCAGCTTGAAATCTATCCATATCTTTCTTGCCGCAAATTGGACACGTCACTTTGCCGTTAGGCTGTCGAATCATAGCAATGTGCTTGTCAGCAATGTGCTTGCCTGCGTGTTTACGGTTATATATCTCACGCCTTTCCCGCTTTTCGGCTTCAGTCTTTCGTATCCCATGCGCTTTGAACATGTGGACGGAGCGCTTCTGCATGGTATCTCTCACGTCGTTGCAACCAGGATAGAGACATGGGAATCGGCCCTTGGGCCTACCGTTGGTGGATGCGATTGGTTCCGCCTCAACTGCGTCAACTGGCTTTTTGTACTTGTAGTAGTTGGAGGCGGTCCCGCAGATTCTGATTATGCTGTCACCTACCTGGATTGATCTCTCCAGCATTTCACCGTGCAATAACTTTTTCAGATCATCCTTGTTTAACCTGATTATTTGCTCTAGTTCCATTTATTTTACCTCGGCTTTTTGATTGACTTTTGCGTTGTGCATTTGTGCATTTAATATGCCAAATATGCAATGTAAATTTCGTTACGTTTTTTGTCAAGTGGGTTTGGTTTTTCCTGCAATTTTTTCCTTCAGTGACTGATTTTCGCAGTCAATTTTTCAGCGGCTTGCCACGTATAACTTGCTACTCCCAGGCTTCATAGGTCTACCCAGCAATCCTTTCCTGTAGCTCTCGATATACGTAGGTTTGTGTTCGCAAGTACCTTCAGCGTGATGCGCCGGATAGTAACATTGATCGCGCCAATGATGAGCCACGTCCCATTGCCACTTGGTAAACTGCCGGACCTTACCTATAGCCAACTCCTGGCGTTGTTGCTGGAACCGTCGAAGCATAATCACTTCCACGAATGGCGGAGCAGCAACCTGAAGCCGCTCAAGCCGCTTGCGCGTGCTACGCTGGATCGCGATAGCGGGGCGGGGCTTTGCAGCCAGCTTTCCGCTCATCATGTGCATCGCGGCATAAATCCAGCGCACTTCTGGAGTCTTGGCGTAGTTCATCTCTTGGGAACCTTCACCAAACCTATGGACATTAAGATTGAGCGCTTCGGTATCGTAAATCTTAAAATAAGCACACGGCGCAAAGCAGCCTCCACCATCACGTTGGAATAATCCAAACCAGTACTCTTGGCCAAACTTGACATCTGCCGATTTTTGCTCTACGCGCTCCCAGCCAACAGCTACAACTTTCGATTCTTGCACCCCAGCAACTTGGCCCCAGCTAGGAGCATCGAATGGCTCTTGAATCCAAAGAAAGCCATAAGGTTGTATCATCCAAGCCGCTTCAAACTTGATATCATCTGGCATATTTTGTCTGGCCTCATCGACTAGGCGGCAAAAGTGGCCATCCATGTAAAATGTATCGCCCCGCTCTAAGAGTCTCATGAACCGAAGCAACACTTCCCGATTGTCCAAAGGCGAAAGCTGATAGTCCCAGTGGAGTGCTCCGCTCTTGGCCCACCTAAGCCAAGCCGCGCGAGTCTCAATAGGAATCATGTAATCGGCTCGTGCTGGAATCCGAACCGGAGGCTTCTCCCCAAAGGGATAGGGCTTGCCATAACAGTGATCTCGAAACTTTTGATGGAGCTTAAGCAAAAATGAGCTGAGGTTTGGCTCACTAAAGCCTGCTTCATCGTATGTAGACTTGAAAAACTTGGCTGCACGTTGCGCAAGATCTTTATTCTCGTTAGCCTCAATCAGGTCTTTGCACGTATCGCAGGCTAGCCAATCGGCGGCTGACCGAATCGGATGAGAGGGCAACGTAGGCCATAGATCTTTCACGTCTACAACGTAAGGATGGACCGGATAGCGCCACTTAGGTTGCTGATCACAGAAGTCACATCGCTTAGGCAGGATGGCGTGACACTTCTCACAGATGATCCCGGCATAGGTGCCGATTCTGGCTTCCGGCCCGCCGCATTGAGCGCAGGCTGACATTTATTGTTTTCTCCCTGGCCAACTCCAAATACAGTAAGCCGCGCCCAGCCAGCACAGCCACCAGATTGTCCACCAGATAAAATCTTCCCAGCTCGTTATCTCCATACGCCCCCCGCTATGCTCCCAAACGTGCCTAAGCGACAATACGTGGGCGGTTTGTTTCGCTCCATGCAAACGTGATAGGCACAGCCCGGATTGATGGCGATGAAATCCCTTGCCGCGCGCATAGCTTCAGCCAGCCCACGATAGCGAGTCATAAACTCCGTGAGCCTGCCGCTGGGGTCTTCCTTGAGCAGAAAATACTTCATTGGATCTCCCAGACTGATTGTTGATGATATCGCCACTCATAGGTTGAGCCAAAGTAAGCCAGGGCGAAGATGGCGGCCAAGGCCAGAATGTTGAGTAGTAGTTCATATTTGCTATTTAATAGTCATTTCTTCCTCTCTCTCCATCCGTCAAAGTACCCCCGCCAGTAACTCAGGCGTAGCCAATAACGATGGCTATGCAGCCAGCCGGTTGCATAGCCTAGTAGATATTGAAAGCTTTTTATTCATTGTTCCCGATCATCGAATCGTGAAGCTTGATAAATTGTTCCAACTCTTCAGACGTTAAGCCACCAAGCCTAAGCTCATAGGTTAGTGTGCCGTTCACTTTGACGCGCCGATTCTGCTTGTAAGAACCGATTTCTGGATAACTGCCATAGGCCAGCCATTCTTTGTTGAAAGGCACGCCCAAGAGCTGACAGATAGATTTAATCCGTTCATTCTTGGCTATTCGCTCTAACTCTGTAGCCTCTATCCGGTTCTGAGCTTCGGCAAAGAGTACTGTGTAATCCGGCATCAGCCGCCGTTCTATCTCTTTGGCGATGATTGCCGCGTCACGGTCCCAGGCTACCGTGATCGAAGTATCAGGATGCTGTTGCTGGATGTGCTCGTAGGAGCCGAAGCTAAAAACCCGGCCATCTCTATGCAAAGGAAAACTACCGGACACATGCAGTCGTTTGGGATTCCAAGTCGTGTCGAACTGGATAGCCAGCTGCATGCCGCTACTGTGTCGGATATGCTGCATCCAAGCCTCGCAAGACGGCTTAGAGTTAAGCTGCCACTCTGGCCCAAGAGCCGAAGCTATCCGACACCCAATGTCGCGCAAAGCCAGTGCCGACTCTGCGCTTGTGAATCTGTCTGGTTTACTCATGCTAACCCCCTTTTTCTCTTTGGTGCTGTCACCGGGGAGTTTTATGTGGAGAGGAGTCCCCGGTTGCCGATTAAACGGCTGACAGCAAAGTTAAAACTTCATCTCCAAGAGCTTCCCCGCGTTTTTCTCCAGCGTAACCCGTTCATCCATAAACGGGATACTCTGAGCTAGTTCAGTCAAGCCGTTGACCATCGGCCAGACGCACCGGGGATCTTCACCGTACCAATCGGGATGACTCTCAGCGCAAACATAGGCGTTCTCTAGCCTTTGGCGGCTGGCAATCTTAAGCCCAAAGAGTTTGTCCAAGACTTCATCTTTGGTTTCAGCGATTCTCAAAGTCATCGCTTTCTTGATCTTGGCCTCATCTTCGGTTGCAGAGCTTTCCGCGTACTGCTTCAGGAACACTTCCATCTCACCGAAGGCTCTCTCATTAAGTCCCTGCCCCCGATGGATAAGCTCAACCTCAGTCACGTTCTGAGCGCCCCAGACGATATGATTGCCGCAGACAAACTCGTACCAGAAAGTCATCAGGCCAAACTTCTTAGCCCCGACTTCGCTGTTCCAGACAAAGAACCCACGGCTTAGCCCACCGTTCTTAGTCTCGAAAATGCGACGATCATTATCCACGCAGAAAGCGAAAACATCGTGGTCGGAAAAGTATAGCCCACGGCTTCCATCGTAGGCTGCGGGCGCTGGCTGCCATTCTGGTTTTTCTTCCGCTAGGCGAATCAGGCGACTAGTAATGTCCCCATTCCAAATGCGCGGGTAGGTAGGACCATTCAAAGCCCTAATCTGTAAGCCACCGTTAGCGCACAGCAAGATCTGTGTACGCTTGCCGGAGCGATGTAGTCGCGGATTCAAAATGTCACTGGCTTGTTCGGCGGGAAGATCACGGAGAAACCATGCGGGAGCATTGCCATAATCGCAAACTTGGCCAAAGCTCCAATTTGTAAAGGTAGCTTGATGGCTTTGGATACCTTCGACTACAAGCTGATTTCCCTCGGCGGGTGCAATCTGAAGGTCTGCCACGTCCATGACTGTCGTGGCACCATTGGTCTGGTAAAAACTGACTTTATCATGTAGCTCTTGCAAAGACGAGGCTTTTTCGTCATCCTTACGGTGACACCATTCTCTATTTGCTTTCATCAAATCCATGCTAACCCCCTTGTTTTGTTTGTGTTTGTTTTGCACATATATGCCAAATATGCAGATGCGCGTTTTGTTTGTCAAGTACTTTTTTTATTTTTTTTCCGATTGATCAGACCGAACAGACCCATGACCAAAAGCTGCCAGCCCATCACGATAAGCCAAAGCCCAAATAGCGCGAGAAGGATGGAGGTAATCATGGGGTTAAGTCCTCCATTTTCCCGGCATCTTCTTGGGCCAGCCGTTCAGTTTTGGCTGTGTCTACAAAGTGAGCAAAGATCTCTTCAGCTTCTTTTCGAGCATACTCATATCCATAAAACCCATAGCAAGAATCTAAAACCTCACCTTTGGAATCTTGTATGCTATAAAACCAAACGTCGCCGGTAAGATATTGGTCATAGGTTGCAACCTCACCGATTAAGCATTTCTTGGCTGTCTCTGTGTTATAGCGTACAGGCTCTATCATGGAGCCGATGTTTTTATTCCCGGTTCGCGGGTACTTTTCGCGGAAGTCTTCCAAGCCATCATAACGGGCTTGAGCCGTGATAATTACCGCATTGGGGTTAAGCTTAAAGATCTCAAAGAACACATCTCGAAACCCATGCCAGCAAAGCGCATGGACACGTCTTTGCCCGACGCGACCATAACCTACCGAAGTCTTGCCGTACTTGCCGCGTGAGCTTTTAACCGTGAGCTTGACGTTGACTGCGTTCTTAGTTTTGCGATTCGTGTATTCGACTTGAGCGTTCTCCACTTTATCAACAGCTTGATGGATTTGCGCTTCAGTTAGTCCTCGGATAATCATTTGCTCCCCCCAGTTAAAACGATTAAGGTAAAAAGGACTGCCAGAATAAGCAGCCCTTCCCCCCAGTTAAGATTTAGCATTGGCCTACCTCACCGTTTCCGTTCTTAAAGCCAATGGTAGGAGATGGCTTCGATTCCTTAATTGTCGGTCCGCCCATAATCGCGTTCAAAACTTCCGCGATAGTGAAAGCGACAACCATGACTGGAGTATTCGCGCTCTCCGGTTCGATCATCAGCACTTGTGGCTTACCTTCAAATTCTAGCTGCACCTCGTTTTGGCTTATTTGCTTCACACTCCATAGTTTATGCATTGCTAACCCCTCCCTATATTTGAAAACGCCTATAATCCCTGACTAATCCATTGGTCTTGCAGTTTTTTGCTCCTATTCTGGTAAGCCATTATATTCTTCAGGTTGCAGATACACGTCTAGCTTGGCTACCTCGCGAGTCAAATTCTTGGGCAGTCATTGGCTTTTTTGTTTCCTTTCGTTTTTTGTGCAAACACAGCAAATATGCGTCCCGTTTTTTGAGATGTCAAGCACAAATTTTTTTTTTATTTTTCCGCGCAAAGTTATGGCGTGGTTGTCAGAATTGTCCAATCTCCTTTGATTACATCGAGCTTTAAGCCCAAGTGACGCGCTACTGTGTGCATGCCTCTGGTAGGAAGGTAAACTCTAGAAAACGCCCGCTCCGCCGCGATGCCATGCTCAATTAGGTCGATTACTTCATCGGCGGCTCTTAAATAATGCGCGATAGCATAGGGATTGTGCTGTTTCGATTTTGCCTCGCGCATATCTAAGGCTGTCAATTCAATCATGTGTCTTCCCGCAAGTTATGGCATGGACAAAGTTATCCCACGAAAACTTATGCTTATGGATTATCTTGCCAGTGGCTTTATCTATAAGCGAAATTAGGCCATCGTCCCCACGTTTTTCTAAGACGAAGCTGTAATCTTCACATGGATCTACCCAGATAGTCTTGTCTAGACAAGGCAAGTAATCACCAAGACAAGGCAAGTAATCACTTTCAAATTGCTCTGCCCCGCAATACCTGCAATGGTCCGATAAGCTAAAATCATGTCCGCTCATTTTTCTCTCCTTTTTGGCGGTAACTTCCGGCGGGTTAGGGGTTAGTCTTCAATCAGGTGATCGGGCGCGGCAATTCCCGTTGCCACATACCACGGTGAGCCTATCCAGTGACGGACATACAAAACGCCGTTAAAATATTGGGCGTCTAATGTCCATGTGAACGGGCGGCCTTCCGAATCGATTTCTTTGTAAACTGCTAACATGTTATTTCACCTCCTCCCTTTGTGAGTCTTCACTGAGTTTGTTGATGTTTTCCTCACTCCTTTCTTAATCCCATCAATGAGGCGCTCTTAAGAGCGCGATTAATTGCCAGCTCGATTGCGCGTGGAGTAGCATAGCCATAAAGTTTTAGCGCAGGGCACGAATACGAGGCGCCGCCGTTCACATATATTCGCAGGCCATTAAACGTCCAGCTAAAATCATCGTTTGTATATGCAGCCATTTTCTAGTTCCTTTCTGGTTGCGCCCGCCTATAATAAGACTACTTCCCCTGAGGAGTCCGCTATCACTTCGATTTTATAACTCATGGCTTTTTTCTCCTTCCCGTCTATTTCGCACACATTTCGATTTTAAGCCCCATTCGCGCAGCGCCCCTACCATCGGTATCAGTTTTTTATTTTGTGACCGTTTAGGGGCGATTCTGCGCGAATGGCGGGCATTGTGGCGCGAGTGCCTAACTCGCTTTTGCGGTTTGTGGCGCAGTTTGCGCCGTGGTGGTAGTTCCCTTGCCGTTTTGGCCCTTGGCCTTTAACAGGCTGTCGTTTTCTAGGATAAAGGCCCGAATGTCGGGACTAAAATCCAGCAAGCGCAGCCACTGTTCTTTGTACTGGGTTACGGGGAAGCGGCCCAACCCGTAAACGCTAACTGCGCCTTTTTCCGAAACCTTCAGGCGAAGCGTATTCCCTTGCTGCTTGGCTTGCAGAGCTTGCGCTTTGGCTTGCGCTTCGCTTTCCTGGGACGCCTTAAGCTCCGCTTTCAACCGCTCTATCGTCTGGGGCAATGTCTCGCGGCCTTGTCGCTCTTGTTCTGTCATGGCTTTTTTCCTTTCCGCCTTGCGGCTTTTTTTTCTGTCATGCACAAATATGCAAACGCACATTAGATTTGTCAAGTAGCGCGAATTTGCTCACGATTTTCGAGAGCACGGACGGTTATGCCAAGACTAAGGGAATTTACACCGATGGGCGCAATGCGTGGTCATTAGCGATTATAGTCAAGCGGTTATTAGTCAAGAACGACCACGCGCGCGAGGACTACGCGCGAAAGCCTGAGACTTGGCATTAATCCATGAGCTTGGCAAGAATCGTAATCGAGGACACGTGTTCCCGCAGCCCGAGACTAAAGGACAAAAAAATGGGGATAGGTGAAAGCCATCTTGACTTTCGTTCCTATCCCCAGGTTAAAAAGCTAGGGATTAATTCCCTAGCTTACTTAGTACTTCCGGGATAAACCACACCAGAAAGTCGCGCAGGCCAGTGACTACGACAGGATGACTGCCGACGATAAGCCCAACCCGCACAGCTCTCCCGCGTTTAGTCGCCCGTTTGATGTTTCGTGGGTCGGTGGCCGATGCCACGAATTCCCACAAACAGGCAAACCCGGTAAAGGCGCAGTAAACCAATACGGGCGTCATAGGTCGCTCCCGTCTTGGAAGTCCCCGACGTAGTCCTCAGCCGGAAAGTCTACCAGCTCTAATGGCAACGGTAGCGAAGGCCATAACGGTAAGCGGAACAGCAAGTCAAAGCCTTGACATTCGCACCGACAGCAACGGCGGCTTTCCTCTCCGTGGTCTATGTCGCTATGTCCACAATGACACATTGCTTTCACGATTGCTTTTTTCATCTCTAACCCCTTTCGTCGTTCAGCACGCCAATCTTGCCCGCCTACTCGCGCCGCCACCGCCACCGCAATCACGTTCAAACTGCAACCACTGTGCCGCATACTGGATAAAGGCAAAGACTAAGGATGGACTATCCAGGACTGGGAGCGCAAGGCTATGTGTTTGGGATTCCATGCATATTTGTGCATGCCACGCCCTTTGCGCATTGCGTCTGATAACGGAGCTTATGTCAACCTTTCGTAATATCAGGCACTTACGGAGCTTTTCTGCACGTTCTCGCGAGGACTTCCCCTAGACTTGGGGATACCTTAGGCTAGCAGGCTTAGAGGATCTCCATTGGCTAGACTAGGGACGTTTAACCTTTTCCCATCTTTTACTCACCACACTGGCACTTTTTTTTTGGACTTAGGATCTCACTTTTGAATAAGGCACTCTTTTGGCTGGGGTAGGAAGGCATTAGTGAGCATTCTTATGGGAAGCTAGTGACTTTCTACGGAGGGGCTTAAAGGTAGCCTCATATGCAAACATTCATCGCAGATGCAGGTGACTTTGTGGGGGGTCTGTTCTTTTCCGCTCTTATTCTTTGGGTTGTTGTCATACAGTGCGACATACCTGGCGTCACAGTGTGGAAAAACCTGTGTCTCACAGTGCGACATACCTGGCGTCACAGTGTGGAAATTCCTGAATCCTGGGAGTCCGTAGGAATTGTAGGAAAACGAACCGTTGAAGTGTTTTTGGACTTCCACGACGCCTTTAGTCGCGAGTCTTTTCACGATGCGGTTTACGGTTTGGCGGCTGAGCCTGGTCTGGCGCGCGATGGTGTCTTGATTTGGGTGAGAGTTATACCCGTCCTGATTTGCGTGGTCGGCTATTACAATCAAGACGAATTGTTCATGCGATGTCAGGTTGAGCGCTTCACCGTTTTCCCATACCCAAGACATCGCTTGTAAGCTCATTTCTGGAAACTATACGCCTCCCAAAACTTTCCTGTCAACTTGCAAACTCGCTTACTTTGTGTCAAGAGCGGGACGTGGCGGAAAATCCCTTAGAGACGATTTCCGATAAGTACCGACAAGCCCTTTGTCGGATTGTCACCCCGGAGGAGCGCGATGCGATTTTGGCCAAGTACGAGATTGCCAAGATCACGGATTACCGGCTTAAGGGAATTCATTGTCAAGCCTGCTACGGATACTTAAAGCGCTATAAGATCAAGTACGATCAGTTGCAGCTGGATTTGTTTAATCCTGAGCTTAGCTACTCGGATCTGGCTTATACGTATAAAATCAAGCGTGACCGGCTATTTATCCACTTCGAAGAGCATATCGGGCTGTGTTTCCCCCGCTATCTGAATCAGACTCTCATGCCGCCTACCAAGGGCACCTGGTATCGGAGCAAGCTTCCGTGGAAGAACTCCGCGCGCCAGATGGGCTGGGTGTTAAAGCAGCTGGAGGTGCTAAAGGAGTTGTCTTTCGATTCAGCCTCCGACAAGCGAAAGATTGATCTTAAGACTCTGGAGTTTTGCTCTAAGTGCATTATCCGCATTAGGGACACGATCCTCCTGGCGCAAAAGATAGAGATCATAAAAAAGCGGGTGGTTCTCGATTTGCCTCTCCAGATTCCTGCTTTAGACCGCCACCATAATCGGAACTTGCCTAAGGTTGTCGATGTGGAGGACATGCTAGGCGAGGAGCTAATTGCCAAGCTTCACCGGGCCGAGGAGCGAAGAGCTAACGCCGAGAAGGAGAAAGCGATTCATGGAGACGATGACCGAGAAGGAGATAAATCCAATATCAGACCGTATTTTGGACCTGGAACGTATGCTACGGGAGATCCTGGTTCACACGGCGGGGAGGACGGCGAATCATGAGGTTTCGAGAGATTTCTGCCAAAGATGCAACGGAGGCTATTCATGTTTGTTTCCGAAAGCTTGGGCGTTATTGGAAGAGCAGAAGAAAGACTGATCTGGGATCTTTCACCGCATTGGGATCACCTGGCGGATCTTGCCAGGCAAAGGGACCGGCAAAAAGAATTTTACGCCAGTACGCAAGCGCTAAGAAAAGATCAGCTTTGGCAGCTCTGTGGCCTTTTAGGTGAGAAGGCTTACTCTCTGTGGCGCGGCCTGCCGTTAAATGAAAGCCTGCTCGCAGAGGGTGACGGCGGCAACGATTTCCCCGATGGCACGGACGTAAAAGCCGTCTCTAATAGCAATCCCGATCTCAAGCATCCGCTAAACCCAAAGTTCTGGCCGCGTGAGCGTTTTGTTCTGGTGTTTGTTGTTTTACAAACTAAAAGAGCGCGGATCATGGGTTGGGTGCCGTGGCAGGAGCTAAAGCGCGCTCCGTGTAAGACTTACCGGGAAGATGCTGGCCCGCAGCATTTTCTTAACTGGCGGGCACTTAGGCCCATGCCGCGCACCGTTTTTCCTTGACACGATTTTCGTTTTTTGTTAGTAATCCCGCGTGTTGCTGCACTCCCCAACTTGAGAATTTAGAATCAGGCGGCCCCGCGCGTGCCATGCGCGTTGCCAGGCGTCTTTGCCGCAGCACACCGCCTGTACTGGGCTGCCTGGTTGTGAGTTCTCAGGTGAGGAATGCGGCGCAGAATGATTGATCCCGCTTTTTGGAACGATTCCCGGATCGTCGCGCTAAGCATCCCAGCCCGACTCCTGTATATCGGCCTTTGGAATTATGCCGACGATGAGGGTTTTTTTCTTGATGACATTGCGGCCATAAAACGGACCTTGTTTCCCGACCAAAAATTCGACATTCACGGAGTATTCAGTGAGTGCTCATGCTTCCTCAAACATCACAAATACAAAGACGATGAGCACTTTGCCTGGCAAATTTCCCATTTTTTGGAATGGCAAACCATCAACCGTCCAACTGCTAGTAAAATAAAGCCTTTTTGCACATTCAGTGAGGATTCAGTGAGTGCTCACGGAGGACTCACTCCCAAGTTAAGAGAAGTTAAGTTAAGAGAAGTTAAGAGAAGAGAAGATAAGAAAAAGAAAATACAAAAAGAAAAAGATCCGCTCGCTTTAGCTCGCTTTGACGGTTTTTGGAAAGAATATCCAAAGAAACGCGGAAGGGGAGCTGCAGAGAAAGCATTCAATCAACTCAATCCTACTGATGAGCTTTTTCAAAAACTCATTGAGGCAGTAAAAAAACAAAAGAGCTGGCCGGAGTGGGTAAAAGAAAACGGCCAGTACATTCCGCACCCGGCAACCTGGTTACGCCAGGGGCGCTGGGACGATGAACCGCCGATAACCCAAACCGTAGGGAGGAACTATGTCTGAAAACTTGGGGCTTATGATACCGGAGCCAAACGCTGATTTAGCTGAGAAAGCTTTGATTGGGGCACTAATTATCGACGACGGGCTTTACCTGGATGCGGCGGCCAGGGTTGATTCGGCTGACTTTCGTGGGGAGCTGGCGCGCCGCGCCTACGATACGATCAAAGAGGCCCGTGAAGCCGGTGTTGGAGTGGATCTGATCACAATCGACGCGGCTCTGCGGTCCAAAGGTTTCGAGCAGCCGTTTGCTTACGAGCTGGCGGGTTGGGCAGAAAATGCCTTCCCGCCCCATTCGGTGGCTTATGCTAAAGCCATCCGGGAAGCCGCCACACTTCGCAAATGTCGGACTAAGATCATCGAGTACTTTGACCAGAATCCCGGAGTGCCGTACTTTGAGCGTGTCATGGAACTCGTGGGTTCGCTCCGGGATGCAATCATCGCGGAGTCCGAAGAGCCGCGCCCAATCGCGGATGGGCTTTACCGGATGATGAAAGCGTTTGACCTATCGGGAACCGATCAAGCGTTGGCGATGAAATTTCCCGGCCTGGATGATTTCTTCAAGCTTAAACGCAAAGAGCTTGTGGTTGTGGCAGCCAGGCCCTCGATGGGCAAATCCGCTTTAACCACGCAGATGCTTCTGGGTTTGTGGCAGGCTAGAAATCACTCAGCGCTTTTTAGCCTGGAAGGTAATCTCACTTCGGTTGCCGCTAGGTTGATCTCGCATATCTGTGAAATTGAAAACTTCAGGGTGCAGCAAAACCGTCTAAGCGATTCGGAATATGCGCGGATTACGGCAATTGCGCCGACGATCCAGGAAATGGGCATCTCGATACTCGATAGCGAAAATGACTGGGAGCGAATCAAAACCCACATGGCCCGTTTCAAGTTGAGAAATCCCCAAGTCGCGGTTTTTGCCATTGACTATCTGGGTCTTATCAACGTGCCGGGAAATTTTGAGAATCGCACTCTTCAGGTTGGCAAAGTGACGCGGGAATCCAAGAAGCTTGCCCAGGAACTCGACGTGGCCATCATCCTGGTTTGTCAGCTTTCACGGGCCGTTGAGTCGCGCCAAGACAAGCACCCGATTCTCTCTGATCTCCGGGAGTCAGGCAACATCGAGCAGGATGCCGATCAGGTTGTGTTTTTGTACCGGGATAAGTATTACGACAAGACGGCCAAAGACGATATCGTGGAAATCGACGTGGCAAAGTGCCGGGACGGAAAAGTCGGAGTGAGGAGGATGATCTTTGTGCCGGAGTTTTTGAAGTTTCGTTCCATCGAAGATTACTTTAGCTGAAGGAGAAATGCAATGAGCATGGAGAGTGGTTTTTTAGAGGGCATCGAGCCGCACACGGTTCCAGAAATAACCCAGGCGGCGGAGGCGTACCAGAAGGCGAAGGAGGACCGGGTGCGTAAGCTTTCGCACGAGATTCAAAAGCATGATGCGCTCATGGCGCTCATGAAAACGCACGACTTAAAAATCTACCGGGATGGGGACTTAACCGTCACGGTGGTTGACGGCAAGGAGAAAGTCAAGGTAAAACGGCAAGAAGACGACGACGATGACTGATCTTGATTCGCTACGAAAGAGCTACGGTCAGTACTACCTGGCAATCAATCCAGAGTACGTCTACGTGCCCTACCAGCAGGAAAAAGTCATCCCGGTTCTTGAGCAGGTGGCGCGAGGGGAAGAGAAGCGGGTGATGATCTTCATGCCGCCTGGGCATCTTTTCGATTCGGAGACTCTAGTTCCGACTCCGGCTGGCTGGAAAGAGCATGGGCAACTAAAGCGCGGCGATTGTGTTTTCGGACTAGATGGCGCTCCAGTTCCCGTCACAGCAGTATCTGAAATTCAAAAGGCTGATGTTAGAGTTATTCTTTCAGATGCTTCCGAGTTTCATGTACACGAGAATCACGATTGGGTTTTTTTTGACCGACCCCAAAATCGCTGGCGCAAACGATCAACAAAATACTTCCTGACAGAGACCAAATTTGGAAAAGCACCGCAACTCCGTTCAGGCGAGCGTGGTCTTTACCAGTTGCCACTTCGTAGCGCGATACAGTATCCTGAGAAAAATCTTGCTTTGCATCCGTATGTTCTCGGAGCCTGGCTAGGGGACGGGACATCGGTTGGTCCCAAAATCACTTTTCCAGAAAAAGACCGGGCCATTATCGAACGCATTGAATCGCTCGGTTACAGAAAATCCGCTGAATGGATTCACAAAACGACGGGCGTGCTAACGGCTTCTTTTGGCGGCGAGCATAATCACGCTGGGCAATTCATTACGGGCCTCAACGCCTATAGGCTTCTCGGACATAAGCACATTCCCGAATCTTATAAACTGTCATCAATCGTGCAGCGCGTAGAACTTCTGGCCGGTCTGGTCGATACCGATGGGTACAAAGACCGCGAACGAGGACGTTACCGCATCGTCACAGTAAACCAAGAACTGGCTGACGATATCGCTGAAATAGTTTTATCGCTTGGCTGGCATCCCTGCATCAGCGTGGGCAAGATTTATAATCCTGAAGGCGCGACGATTATCAGCAAGAAAACTCCCTACTACATCGGCTTCTCTCCTGATCGTGAATTGCCTGTAGTGTTGGAACGAAAGCGATTGAACGAATTTGCGCTACGCAGGCGCCAGGTTTACATCGCAGAAGTCGAACGAGTAGGCGGCAAGCGTACAGGACAGTGTATCGAAATTGCTAATCCCGATGGTCTTTACTTTGTTGGTAAACGTTATGCGATCAGTTCAAATTCGAAAAGCGATTTGGCTACCCGCTTTTTCACTTCCTGGTGGATGGGCAACAACCCGAAGAAAAACGTGATGGTATGCAGCTACGCGGCCTCTCTGGCAACCGACGATTTTGGCGGCAGGATCAAGCAGATTGTTACCAGCGCGCTTCACCAAGCGATTTTTCCTGGCTGTCGTATCGACAAAGGCGCGCACGCCAAGAGCCAGTTTCGAACCGAAGCTGGCGGGGTATTTTATTCCGTAGGTTTCGGCGGCGGCGTTCTCGGCAAGCGGGTTGATTTGATGGTGCTTGACGACTTGATTAAAAACGATGATGAGGCGGATTCCGTGATGATCCAGGATAAGCTCCTTCGCGTTTACGGCTCAGTCATGAAGTCGCGGCTTCGGCCTGGGGCGGCGGTTGTGCTTTGCATGCACAGGTGGAGGACCAGAGATATCGCTGGGAGAATTTTGGAAATGGAGGGGGAAAAAGAACATGGCGGCGCGTGGACGGTGGTAAAGCTTCCGGCTGAAGACCCTGAGAGCGGGAAGTTTTTGTGGGAGAGTTACTACGGGAAAAAGCATTACCTGGAAAATAAGCGGTTCGAAGAGTCCTGGGAAGCCATGTGGCAGCAAGATCCGTCTGCGTCTTCATCGTTTTGGTTTCGCGACGACTGGCTTCAGTTCTACGATATGCGTCCCCCTAAAGACAAGTTTAATAATTACATGATCATCGACCCGGCCATCTCGAAAGAGAAGCACTCGGATAGAACTTCGATTCACGTCTGGGCGGCTGGCCAGGATCAAAAGCGAATCATGATGGATTGGGTACTCGACAAGCTTGACCCGCTGGAGCGCGCGGAAATTATCCTGGCCAAGGCGGATTTGTGGAAACCTTTGCAGATAATCTACGAGGAAACCGGCTTAAACGCGGATACGTATTTTATCAGAAAACTGATGGAAGAGCGCGACATGCCGGTCAGATTTTATCCGATCTCGATAGGGCGAAGGGGGCCGCGCCACCAGATGAGCAAGGGCACGCGAATCAAGATGATCCGGCCTCTGTTCTCATCCGGGAGAATCGTCTTGCCTAAAACTTTCATGTATCAGCCAGTTGCGGGTGGTCCGAAGATTGATTTAACCGAAAGGTTCTTGCATGACGAGTACCGGATTTACAAAGGCGACGGCTCAGTCCAACACGAAGATGATCTCGATAACATGAGCCGGTTACTGGAGCCTGAACTGGTGATGCGTTTTGCGCTCCCAGACCCGCAGGAGAAATTCGACAAGCCCACCCGGTATAATCGTAACCGGGGGATTAGCTGGCAAAGCGTGTACTGATGACTAAAATCTTTTGCGATAGGTGCGATCAGCCAATAGGGCGCGGTGAAGGCGCAACCCTCGATGGCATGCGCATTACTCTCAGACCAGATGTTCCAGCTCATAGCCCAACTATGTGGGATTTGTGCAGGGAATGTAAAGATGCCTTGACGGAATGGATGAAGCGTAAACCGGCCCAGTTGACAACGGAAAGACGTTGAAATGCCGACTTCCGATGTTTTCTCAGAAGACCCTGAACTTACTGGCCTTGAAGTTGGGATAAAAACCGATACTCAAGTCGGTCAATCCCAAGCTCCCGTCAACCGCCTTCTCACCTGGATCAAGAGAGAAAAATCCTACGCCCTGCCCCATGTGGAGAAGTGGCGGAAACAGGCCAAGGAGGCGCGGCGCTTTTACGATGGCAAACAGCTCTCCGCCGCAGATGAGCAAGCTCTAAAAGATCAACTCCGTCCCGCCAACGCTTTCAACGCAGCTCAAAAGTTTATCCGCTTTGTTTCCGGCGTGGAGCGCTTCTCACCGGATGCGCTGATCTATTCGCCTATAGACGAAAGCGATGTCACTCAGCAGAATTTTGGCGAGATGGTTTCCCGCCAGTACGACTGGGCAATCAGTAAAGCCAAAGGAAACTTCAAACGCTCCATCGCGTTTGAGGATCTGATTATCGAAGGCATGGGTTTCATGGATTACCGGCTGGATTATACCATCGACCCACGCGGCTTAATCGACATGTGCCGGATTCCCGGAAAGGAGATGATCTGGCCTGAGTGCGCCGACCAAAATTTGATGACTGCGCGTTGGCTGGGCAGAGAATGTGAAATTGACCGGGATGAAGCGATAGCGCGCTGGCCAGACCAAGAAGCGCTCATTGTGGCCTCGATGATCTCTAACGAAAAGGCACAACGCCCAGAGTCCGATAGCCTGATTCGTTACACGGTTCCCTACATCGAGACTGAGCCGCTGGATGAGCAAACTATTTCGATGTTCAAAAAAAACCGCGTGCGAATTTTGGAATGGCAATGGTTTGACGATGAGCCGGGGGTTTACTTCTTTGACCCGCTGGAAAGAGAAGATGTGTGGATGGACCGGCCCTCGTTTATCAAGTACAAAACCCAGCTAAAGAAAGTGATGGCTACGGAGATTGATCAGTGGGTCTATCGTTCCCAGAAAAAATATCACAAGGTTTTTATTCTAAACGACAGGTATCAGCTGGGCAACGTACTCGATTTCAAAGATCCCCAGATGACGTTTAAGTGCATGACGTGCCACTACGATCCCGAAGACAAAGTGTGGTACGGCTTCATGCGCGTACTCATAGATCCACAAAAATATGCCAATAAGTTTTTTAATCAGGTGACTGAAATCATCGGCTATCAGGCGAAGGGCGGCGGGTTTTACGAGGCGGATGCCATTGAGCCAAAAGAAATAGAAGACTTCAAAGAGAACTACGCCAGGCCGGGAACGTGGCAGGAAGTCGCGCCTGGGGCAATCTCCAACGCCAAGATCAAAGAAAAGCAGTTGCCGCAGCTTCCCGCGACATCGCTCACGCTGATGCAGTATTGCGTGCAGGCGATGGAGGATGTTTCCGGTATCAAGCCGGAAAACTCATTTGGCCAGGCCGATACCAACATCCCAGGCGTGACGGTAAAGCAACGGCAGAAGTCTGGTTTGTTACTCCTGGCTGCCGAGTTTGACGCGATTTCGATTTTCCGCTTGCAAGAGGGCGAAGTGATCTTTTCCCTCCTCGCAGAGATTGCCGATGACAGGTTGATCCGCGTGGGCGGCCCGGTAGACGGAAAAGTGATCCGGTTTTTGAAAGAGCCTTACGCGCTCCAGTATGACTTGAACTTAGACGACACGGAACGTGATCCCAACATCCGCCAGATGTACGCGGAGTCTGTGCTACAGATTGCGCCGACTCTGATCCGCATGAATCGGTTCTTGCCTGAGCTGTTGGATTATTTCCCGTTACCCGTGCGAGTCAGGGAAAAAATCAAGCAGGCAATCCAGCAAGCCGCAGAGCAGGAGCGCCAGGCGCAAGCGCAAGGCATCAAGACGCCAGGCTCACGCGGGAGTCCGGTCACACCTGAGCAGCGCCAGGCCGATATCGACAAGACTAAAGCAGACACGATGGTGGCGCTGGCGCGCGCGGATAGGATCAAGAACCAAAAAGAACGGGACTCGCTTAAAGTCATTCTGGATACAATCCTGGCCCAGCAAAAGGGCAACATCGAGCAAAAAAAGATTGCCGCTACGATGGCGGCGCACATGTACCAGGCGACTCAACAGCGGGAAGCGGCCAAGGAATCGGCAGCCGTCATGCGCGAGAAAAACCGCATGCAGCCCAGAGGCCAGGGATGATCCATGGCAACTCAAACGGTCGTAAACGTGCCGCAAGCCAACCGCAATGCTGGGACTTACACGTTTGCCTGGAACCAGCCGATCCCGGCGAATTACCGCTATGCTACCGCGACTGTGGTTCTCAACACGGCGGACAAGCTGGCGGTCGGAAATCAGATCACCGTTCAGACTGGATTTTCCCCGAACCAAAACCCGCCCTTCGTGTTCGCCAACGGTATAAGCTGGACGAGCTATGGGCCGGGCGGGCTAACGACAGTTGACGGGGTCGTCAATCCCGATCCGGTCATTACGGTGCCTCTCTTGTTAAGAACTGGGCAATTCATCCAGGCGACAATCGTTTTGGCCCAGGCCCTTTTTGCCGGGGCGACGATTACTATTACGAGTTGAAAAAATGGCGATTGCATACGATAGCTCAGTTGACGGAGGCAACAACGGCGGCTCAAACAATAATTTGACCTTCGCGTTTAACAATGTCGCCGGGAATATCCTATTCGTGGCAATCATTGGCGACAACGGGACCAATTTCGATGATATTACGGGGGTCACCTACGCCGGTGTCTCGTTATCGCTTGTGGGCAAAGATATCAATACGGCTCTTAACCGGCTCCCTTACCTCTACATGTTGCCGAACCCGGCTACCGGATCGAACAATGTCGTCGTGAATTCGACGAACAACCACTATCTTTTATGCGGAGCGATTTCCTATTCCGGGGCCGCCACCGCCGGGCAACCGGACGCCAGCGTCGTCCATGACTCGGGCAGCACCAACGTCAATACACTGACGAGTTCGTTAACGAGCATAGCCAATAATTGCTGGCATATGCTTATGAGTCACCAGGGCGCGGCGGAAACGCCAACTGCCGGAGCAGGAACGACTGGGCCGCGTGTTTATGAGGCCGCATTCTCCACTTGGGGGCTTTTCGATTCCAATACGGCAAAAACTCCTCCAGGCTCGGTGAGTCTGACTACAAGCATCACTAGCGTCGTGTGGCCGATGGCGCACATTATGGCGACGATTGCGCCGCCGGATCTCATTTATGCGGGAGTTATAGCGGCGCAGCTATTGAGTGGCGGCATGGTAGGCCGGATCAATGTGTAGTGTCTCGCTTAGGAAAACGAGCCAATACGATGTTTAAGCGGGAGATTCCCTGGTGGCATGTGGGAGCCACCTCGACAAGCAATCCGTTTGCGTCTTTTGGGACGGACTGGTGCTCACGGTGTAAACAAGAGTGCGAGACGGATATGTTTTGTGAGCATCACGGAAATACGTTTACCTATCGGAAAAACTGTTGTCGTTGTGGGCGGGTGATTTGCTGGGGCATGTATGATCAGGTCTGTATCTTGAGCCAGCGCGCATTACCGCCAGCCGTGTTCGACTGGTGCTTTACGCCGGGGCGGGATCGAAGATGAACGAGGATTGGCCGATAAATCCAGACTACTGGGATACAACGCCGGTAGATATCAGCCAGGCGATGAAGATCTCCGGCTGGATGCGGGACTGGGAATTATACTGGCTCGCCAAGCAAGCTAAGAAACACAAGCGGATTGTGGAAATGGGTAGCTACTGCGGAAGATCAACTCGCGCCTTGGGCGACAATACCGATGGCATTGTTTACGCGATTGACGACTGGAAGGGGCCGCGTGAGACGCTTTACGGTACGCCAGTTCCTACTATCGAGAATCCATTTCATGTCTTTTCGTTTAACTTGCGTGATTTGATCAAGCAGGGAAAAGTGGTTTACATCATCTCGGATCACGAAGGCATCCGGCGTTTGGATTTTTTGGGCGAAGTCCCGGACATGGTTTTCATAGACGGGGACCACCAGTATCAAAACGTCTTTCGAGACATTGCCTTTTGGAGAGCAAGGGTGCCTCGCGGGGGGCTTCTCTGTGGGCACGATGCGAGCTGGCCGGGAGTAAAGCTCGCGCTTAAAGATTTATTGCCAGAAGCTAAGGTGATTGAACACACGGATATCTGGGCTTATGAGCCTCAAGGATGAAAACGATAGAGTCATGTGGGTATTGCTACTAGCAATAATGATCATCCTGATTATCGCAACTGCCATCGAGATCTGGAGAGGCACATGATCCAGGTGAGCGGCTGTCCCTATCCGGCTGGCACTGTCGGCTACATCACTGCGGATGGACCGCCGCGTTATCAGGGCTTTGCCGATTCCCTGGAGATGACGCATGTGCCGCTGGGAACAGCTCTGGTGCGAGCCGGGAACTACAACGCCGCGCACAACCGAAACGAGTTGTTGCGGGGGGCCGAGGGCGAATGGGTTTGGCTTTTAGACGACGATCACGCCTGGGAACCTTCTGCGCTCATGCGGCTTTTGAAGCATGACGTGGATATCGTAGTGCCGCTTTACTCGCGCCGCTATGCTCCGTTTAAGCCGGTGATCTACAAACATTACCGGCCTCCGCGCCAGTGTAAGCTTTACGAGTGGGCTGAGCTGAGTAACGAGAAAGGTTTGATCGAGGTGGAAGCTGCGGGAGCTGGCGGGATGCTAATCAAGAAACAGGTAATCCACAAGATGGCTCCGCAGGTCTTTCGCGTTGGCGCGTACAACGGGCCTGAGTTTTTAGGCATGGAACCGGATAGTTTAAACGAAGATGTTGGCTTTTGCTTTCGCGCGAGAGAATTGGGATTCAAAATTTACTGTGATCTCGACGTGTCTTTTGGCCATGCGCGGCCCTGCTTCGTCGTGCCCTCACGGGTGGAAGACGGCTCTTTTAGCGTCTACGTAAATCTCGACAGCCCATCGGAGAGATTTTCAATGTGGCTCTTTCCTGGAGTGCGGGAAAGAAGAATCGAAGTGGTCCATGCTTTTCATCAAACAAACTCGAAATAGTTTTGGCGTGCCAGTCGCAACCGCTATCGTCGGTGGCCCTTATCCCGAAGACCTAGACGCCCAGTGGGATTTGAGACGCATGGAGCGGGAGAAAACCGACCCCGAATCGCTTCATGAGATAGTCCATATCGACTGGGGCGTTGAGATCTACGATGAGGAAAAGGGCGAAGGCGAAATCGTTGAGCGCTGCGAAACCAAGGCGATAGCGGAGCGCGCCGCCGCGTTGATGCAGCGCGGAAACCCGCAGCTAGTGATCAGAGTCATAAACACGGAGCGATGATGGAATCCGCCCCTACTCAGCTTTGTTGTTGGAGTCATCCTGCGTTAATAGCTTTGGCGATATTTAGATAATGCCTCATCTGATCTATACGCGGCCCTATCCTCGTCCAGTCCCGCAAGACATCGACTGGTCGTTTTTCCGTACAGACCAGATTATCCGCAACTATGCCGCCGTCTGGAATCAGGAAAATAAATCAGCCTACCGGGCCACTGACCGGCGCGCGCTCGATGTAACGAGCATCGTCCAACCTGAGTTTACCTGGCCTTTCAAAAGCGATACCGATCCCTACACTGCACGAAACATCATGCCTGCGGTTTCCTCCATGCCGGATTACCGCGTGGGCAACGCCCTTCAGCTAAACGTGATGAACGTGACTGAGCCGGAGTTTACCTGGGCGTTTAAGGCAGATACCGATCCCTACACCGCAAGCTCGATAATCCCGGCTATCTACGAAAACCAGCCGGATTATCGGTTGGGCGATGCTAGGAAAATCGACGTTACTAACATCAGCGAACCGGAATTTACCTGGGCGTTTAACAGCGATGTAGACCCATACACCGCGCAGACGGTCCCACCGCTTTACGAGATACCCACGGATTATATGCTGGGCAAATTTGCGGTTCTCGACGTGCGCCTGGTAACTCAACCTGAGTTTGATTGGCAGGCCCCACTTTTTGTTACGCCGTTTGACCCGACGCAAGTTTGGGCCGGGATTGAAGAGCTTCTGCGTTCCTATCGGTTGGGGGATCAAAAGAAAATCGACGTGACCAGCATAAACGAGCCACAGTTTGGCTGGGTTGAGCCGGTAGTGGAAGCTTTGATTGCCCAGGGACTGGTGCCGGTTTTCGAGATGCCGACCAACTTTGTGCTCAAGCTGGGCGCGGTCACTAACGTGCGGGGAATTACGCAGCCAGGATTTACCTGGGTTGATCAGGCCAACGATGCCGTGATCGCGCAGTACATGCCGGGAATTTTCGAGCTGCCGAGTGAATACCGTTCCCCTGACCCCTTGCGGCTCAATACCCAAAACGTAATCGAGCCGCTGTTTACCTGGTTCTATCCCGTGACGGATGCGGCAACCGCGCAGATTATGGGCGCGATGACGAAAGGCTACCGGCCAGATGAGCCGAGAAAGATCTGGATACCGGGAGTAAACCAGCCGTGGGCCACATGGATATTCACCGCCGCTACTCCGCCGTTTGACCCCTCTTCCGCCTGGGCTGGGATCGAGCAGCTGTTACGATCCTACCGCGCCTGGCCAGCTTCGATGCTCGACGTGCGCGCGGTTACTGAGCCATCTTCGTCCCAATGGATTTTTACCAACCTGCCACCCCCGATTGACGTAACGCAGGTGATAGCGGCAATTTTACAGCTGTCCTTGTCCTACCGGGCAAGTGACAGGAGAAAACTCGATACGATGAATGTGAGCGAGCCGAGCTTGGCCTGGATTTTCACAATGTTGCCACCTGTGATATATACCCCGCCAACACCACGGTTGACGCTGATAGCCGATGTTTTGCTGAATGACAGGATCATCTGATGGCATCGTCAGAAAAGTATTTTTTGCAGACTATCTCATCGGGCCAGCAGTTCTCTCCGGGATTTTTTACCGGCGAGGATGGCATACGCGGCCCGATGACGATGCTGGTGATTGCGCCTACGGTAGCAGAAACCTGCCATATCCAGGTCTGCGGTCCACTCTTAAACTGGGTAATTCTTCAGAGTGGGGATACCGATATCACGCTTCTGTCAAATCGCGCCAAGCAGGTGATGGTAGTGAACGCCACCGGGATCAGGATCTCCGCTGATTCTGCCGTAGGTGCTGATAGGATTTTTGAAATTCTCTGGAATGTAACGACGATTGCAGGCAAATACGCCTGAGAAAGGATTAGACCATGGCTGATGAGAACATACAAACCCCTGAAGAGCCATTCGTCCACCCTCTGGATCGTATGGCTGAAGCTGATGAAAAGGCAATCCAAAGATTCATTGAGCATCCCACAGAGGGAGGAGAAGAAAAACCTCCCTTCGAAGACGAAAAACCCCCCGAAGCGCCCAAGGAAGAGCCTCCCGAAGCTCCTGCCCCAATCGAGGAGCCTCCCAAAGAGGCCAAGGCTGAGCCGCCCAAGCAGGAAGCTAAAGGCCCCCCGGAATGGGAGCGCTGGCCAGCACTCCGCCAGGCCCAGCGGGAAAAGAAAGCGCTAGAAGAGGAAAATGCGCGGCAGAAAAGAGAGCTGGAGGAGCTTAGGGCTAGAACAACTCCATTGCCGCTGACTGAGCCTACCGAAGAGGAGCTGCTAGATCCCCTCACGAAGGTCAACCGCGATTTGGAAGCAACCAAACAGCGGGTAAACCAGCTGGACCAGCGTGAGCAATCGCGCCTGCTGATGGACGAAATCAAGCAGGAAGAAGAGACGTTTATCAAAGAGCATCCCGACTATCGCGAGGCCGTGCGCCACATCGAGGGTATCCAGCGAAAAGAGTTTGAGCTGAGCGGCCAGCTAGGTAACGCGGCCAATGATCTTATCCAACGCTACCCCGATCAGCTAGAGCAGGAAGCCATCAAGTGGAACAAGCACCCCGCCGAGATTGCCAACGAGCTGGCTTACACTATGCTCCTGGACCAGCGGAAGTTTGCCTTCACGAATAACAACCGGGGCAGGGTAGCGAAAAGCGCCTACGAGCTAGCTCAGGCTTACGGATATAAGCCGAAAGGAAACGGCAATGGCCAGCCCGATTCCCGCCAGCGGGTCATAAACGCCAAAGCTAACGAGGCGGTGACGCGCTCTCTCTCCGGTATGACACAATCAGGCGGGACCAGGGATTCAAAGATCACCACGCGCGCCGAGCTTTTGGCCATGACTGCGCCTGAGCGTGACGCCTATATCGACAAGATGGATCGCATACAGCCCAACTGGGATCGGGAGCTGGAGTGATGATGAAGTACTTTTACCTGGCGCTAACTCTCGCAGTCCTACTGGTTTACGGCTTTGTAAATCTTGGACCACAGCAAGCCTTCACCACGGCAGTCACGTTTAACGCTATCGGATTTACGGCAACAGCCGGTGATAGCATGTTGACGCTTACGCCTTACCGGGATTTCGTTGCTGGCTCTACGGGAACATCTTTCACCGTTACCGCCAAATCCATACTTAGACTCCAGGGCATGTGTCTCGTTACGGCTAATGCAGGAGCGGCGAGTCAGGGTGTAGTCGTGCGGTTGCGAATAAATCCCAGTGGAACTGTAACCACATCGTCGCCGGTTTTAGCTTCTCTGGGAGTCGGGACGCTTCTGACAACTGCGGCTGCGGCTAATTCGATGTGTCTCACGTTTCGTGAAGGTATAGATTTGCCCTCTACGGCACAGCTGGGCATAAGCGAGCTAGGCACAACTACGGCAGGAAATGACGTGACGATTTGGGGCTATGAGAGAGTACCATAGGGAGACAACATGGAACCAATCCGATATCGAACCATTAGCGGCCATCACGATTACCAGTGGGTGGTCTGGGAGAATTTACCAGCAGACTCTGAAGGCGTGGCGATAGCGTCTTTCGGGGAAATGATTGCCTACTCCAAGGCGACGTTTGTGGCTTACGGCGACTTCGACGGCGCGCAAGTCCAAATCATGGGGCGGCTGGGAGATGATGGCCAGTTTGATCTGCTGCTTGATTACTTCGGCGGCGGCAGTCTCTACTTTGCCAGGCGCGAGATCAAGACTACTCTCGATTTAGTGGGGGAAATAAAGCCAGTCGTGGAAGGCGGAGGCAAGGATACCAAAATCAACGTAGCGGGAATCATTGCGAGGTGATTATGGCAGACAAAGAACCGAGTCAAGCCGAGATCACGGATGCCCTAAGAGCTATCGAGGCCGAGGAGCGAAACCTGCACAGTGTCAAAAACGGCTTAGCCACTTATCTGAATCTCAAGTCCTCGCTTGACGCCATGGAGAAACGCAAGGCCAATATCGACAAAGACCTTCAGGCCAAAGATGCGCGCTCCAAGGCACTGGAGGATGGCCACACCCAAAGTATTCAGGCGCTCCAGAAAGAATACACCGATAAGCAAGCGGAGCATCAAAAGGCGTTCATGGAGGAAAAGGGCCGTGATGGAGAGGAGCTTCTGAAGCTCAAGAAGGAAGTCACCGTCTGGCAGCAGAAAGCCCGAAACGCCGAGAAGCTGGCCCAGGATAAAATCCAGGCGGCTGAAGAAGCTCTGGCCACTGCGCTTAAGGCCCATGATGGAGTCAGGGCTAAAATGGACCAGGATATCAAGGAAAGAGAAGCCAAGCTCTCGACTATCGAGGGTAAATTCAATGACCTTGCGCGGGAACTAGGGGTAGGGGCTTGACAAGCTGTATCCTTATATATAGTGTCTGCCCCAATGGGGTACGGCTAGGTTAGTGGCTTTTCCTAAGCCGTAGGGGAAGGGAGGAGATCTGGTAAGCCTCCCTTCCCCTGTTACGTTTGCTGGTAGGTTCGTTAAAACCAGCACCACGTTTGCCAGTAGATTCGTCAAAACTGGTTGGCCAGCTGGAGCCATCAAACCTAGCGTCGTAGCGAGCGCACGTTAGTCGCTCCTGACCGGGAACCTGCCCGGTGGCGGAAGTTTTCATAGCTGGCACCGCCGTCAGCGAAAATTTCTAACCTGCCCTACTGGGCACAGGAGAACATCATGGAAATAGTTGTACCAGCGAATGACGCTACGGCTGTAGTCGTTTATTCGTCTAGGACTTTCACTCACGCCATCCGTAACACCACCGCCGCAAAATTGATGGCTGTCGGGTTAAAAGCGGATGATCAAACCAACTTTGTCCAGCTCTTTGAGGAGACAAGTAAGGGGCCGGGCGATACCATCAAGTACGACCTAATCCCAAACATCATCGGCCCCGGCGTGTTGGGCGATAACCCAATCGCTGGCCAGGAGCAAGCCTGGGCCGCACTTCAGGATACCCTGGTTATCAACCAGCAAAGACAGGCAGAACTCTTAAAGGGCCGCATGTCACAGCAAAGAGTCCCCTACTCGATGCGGGACTCCGCCAAAGTGACATTAGCGAACTGGATGAAACAGACCATCAACATTGGACTGATGAACCAGCTGGGCGGGAATACTGCCCAGACTGACGTTTCCTATACCGGACTCCAGGCGGCTGTCGCGCCGGATTCTGCTCACCAGATTTTTGCCGGGACCGCAACCACGGAAGCAACTCTGACCAACGCCATGATCATGTCGGCATCTCTGATCCCTAAGTTAGTTGCGTTGGCGCAAGGCGTTTTGGCCTTTCCGATCAAGCCGGTAGTGCTAAAGGGGATCGAAGTGGCTGGGTTGCTCTTCATGCACCCTCTCCAGGTCAAGGCCCTAAAGCAGACCTACTCATCGGGTGAGTGGGGCGACATCTACAAGGCGGCCTTACAGGGCGGCCAGATCACCGGGAACCCGATTTTTACCGGCGCAATCGGCATGATCAACAATGTGGTCCTACACCAGGATGCCTATGTCCCCTACGGGAATAGCTCGCAAAACCAGGTCTATGACCCGATTCAGGCGGCAATGGTCGCAGCTCCTACCAACCTTGGGGCAGCGGCTACCGGCACGACCAGCGTGGCGCGCGCCATTTTCGTTGGAGCACAAGCGGCGGCTATCGCCTTTGGGCAGGCTGACAGCGTTAACGGCGAGCCGCTGAAGGTTCGCTGGTACGAAGAGCTGCTGGATGCCGGAAACCAACTCCGGGTAACAGCTGGAATGGTCTACGGGATCAAGAAGACTCGTTTTGCGTCTCAAGACTACGCGACAATCGTGCTCAGCACCTGGGCAGAGTAACGGGAGGAACAAATGGCTACTTATCTTGCAAATAATTACTCGACTCCGTTTGTCGATGCGCCCATGGTCGGCGTGCAGCTGGTCAGAGACTTTAGCTTCACGGCCTCTGTCGCGATTGCGCTGAACGACTTGATTAAGCTTTCTCCGATCAAGGCGGGAACGGGTATCGTTATCGACGGCTGGTATATCTCAGTCCCAGACTTAGATACCGGCGCAACCCTGGCGTTTCAGCTGGGCGACAACACCACAGCGGCGCGGTTCATGGCGGCTAACACGGTAGGTCAAGCTCCTGGAGTAGTCTACTCGGAAGCTAACGGTGTCAACAACTCTTTACCGTTCCTTCAGACTACCGACACAGACCTGGTGTTAAAAGTATCCACCGGGCCTGCGGGTGGTGGCACCAGCGCAACGCCGATCCGGGGCTTTCTCAAGTACCATACACTCGGAGCGCCGCACACCGCGATTGCGACGTAAGGGGGTGCTTCATGAGTCGATTCGAATGCGGCTACAGTAACTTCACGACTTCTACGGCTGCCAAGACTGCGGCCAAGCTTATCGGGGCGGCAGCCAAGTCGTGGGAAATTTACGAGTCTGGCATGTATGGCTCTGGCTTGGCGGCTCCTGCCGATATCCAGCACCAGTGCATCATGGCGTTTTCTACCAATGGTGGAGCTGGATCTGGCGGCACAAGCCCAACCCCGGAACCGATCATCCAGAATGAAACCGTGTCGGCTTTAACCACAACCGTCACCTACACCTCGGAGCCGACGACTTATACTACCAACCAGTTCGCGCTCTTCAGTTTTAACCAGCGCGGCGGGATGCGGTGGGCGGTTCCTATTGGGATGGGCTTTCAGGCTAACGGCGCGTCCACTCAGCTCTCGATGGGTCAGCTGGTGAAATCCAGCGCGGCGGGTGCGATAGACGGCGTGCTCCAGTGGGCGGAATAGGAGCTAACATGGCTGGCATCAAGATCACGACTCTGGGCTTGTTTGAAGAGCCGAAAGTCACCAAGGAAGACGCGGCTGAGCCACGGATGTACGGGCCTGGCGCGCCTGACCGGGTATTTAATTCCGGCCATGCTCACGAAAACTATTACGCAGACGGATTCGATGGCGGCTCAGAGTTGCCGGAAGATATCTGGCTTGACCGTATGGTCTACCCGCATGATGAATCTCCGATGGAGAAAGACAGCCGCATACGTCAAGCCCAGCGCAACATGGAGATCAAAGCGTTCAAGGAAGCGCAGTTTGAGCGGGATAGAAAGTTCAGGCTGAGCGAGCGTGGTGCGCTGGGCGAGAATCCGGCTCCTCCCAGCATGTTCGATCAAGATACGCTCAAGGAAGCACCGGAAGAGTTAAAAGAGATCAAGCGTGGCGATGAAGACAGTGAAACCGAATAGGAGGATTTATGCCCTGGAGCAAAACTGAGAGCGTCGGGATGGATAAAGAGCAGATGAAGAAGGATTCTGCCGGGTGGAAGACCACAGTGGGAATGGTCACTGGCGGGACCGAAGGCAACACGATGGACGGTGGTGGGCCTATGGTTGGGAACTGCTATTCCAACGAAGACCCGATGGGAGAAGAGTATAGCGATGTCACGTATGTGGACAAAGGCGAGCCTTATTAATGCCTGTCTCTGGAAGAGTCTGCACCGGATGCAAAATTTGGAAAGAGCGAGATCAATTCCATCGCTTAACCAATAGTGCGACTGGCTGTCGATATCGGTGCAAACACCACGCCCAACGCTTTGCGAAATCTGCGATAGTGTGGCTGCGAAAGGCATTGTTTGGGATCACGATCATCAAACTCGGCTTTTCCGTGGTTGGCTTTGTAACCGTTGTAATCGCGTGATCGGTTTGTGCGAAGACAATGGCGAATTGTTGCGAAAGATGGCCAATTACTTGGAGGCGTCATGCCAGTCGCTCAAGGTGAAAGCGGCGTAAAAACCGAAATGAGAAAATTTAAGCAGGGCACGCTTCACTCTGGCTCGCCTAAAGGGCCTATCGTTAAGGGCCGAAAGCAGGCTGTCGCGATTGCCTTATCGGAAGCAGGCATGAGTAACAAGAATCGCAATATGCAACACCACGGGGTGAAACGTGCCTAAGAAGATCACAACGCTCAACGCGGCGGCTACTACTCCCGTGAGCGGCTACGGAGATACGGCAATCTATCAGCACCTGGCTGGCCCAGTAGTGGCAACTGCGAGCTTGCCAGCGGCTGCGACAGACATGGACGGTAGAATCGTGATCGAGTTTGCAGGCGCGGGAGACGTGAACCTGGTACTCTATTACAATGGCCAGAGATTTCGGATCGACGGTGGTTCTCCAGTTTAGGAGGAGTTATGGCTAAAGCCCATCCAGGTTTCAAAGCAGTTCAGTCCAAGATAGCCAAGAATTACGGCGGCAATATGGCAAAGGCCGGAGCTATCCTGGCCAGTAAAACCAGAGGCGCTTCTGCGGCTGCCAAGAAATCAAATCCGAGGCTTAAGAAAGTACGCGGGTGAGCCTTCGGGTTTTTGGATCACGTCCTGGTTGATGGGACATTAACTAAACGGTGTCAAAGGTACGACCTGAAAGGCTGAAAATGGCAGGCTACGGATCGGCTAAATATCGGGGTAACATCATCCCCAAGACCATGAATTACAAAGGCCCCCCTGGAGAACCCGGCGGTAAAACGCCGGTTGCTAATCCGTCCAAGGCGTACAAGGAGACTTCCGGCAAGTCTGGCGGCACTCAAACTTCCATCAACCCAGCTAAAAATCAATCAAAGGTAATGAGATATCTGAGGTAAGAATGTGGCTGTCACTTACGCGCAACTGCTTCAGAGAATCGCCAACCGGCTAAATCGCGATGACCTAGACACGGTAATTCGCGAGGTGGCCGAAGAGACGATCACCTACTACCAACGCGAAGTCTTTTATTCCGCCCAAGTCACAGACAACTCTATAACCACGACTCCTGGGATAAAGTGGTACGATTTCCCATCCGGGTGGGATCGAATAGATCAGGTTAAAATCCTCCAGGGCAACGCCATCTGGCTCGACATGATCTACATAGATTATGCGCGCCTGAACTCGATGGACAATATTGAGCCTGGCATCCGTTCCGTGCCGCGCTACTGGTCCCCTTACGGTTCCCCCAATACTCCAGACACGATGGCAGTCAGGCTCTTTCCCACGCCGGGAACCACTTACCGGATAGAGCTGACCATGGACAAAGCGCCAGGAATCCCGGCAGACACTGCCTCTAATTTTTGGACTCAGGATGCGCTCAGACTGATTCTGTCTGCAACTATTGCCAAAGTTTGCGCGCAGCATATCAACGACCCGATACGGCAAAAATCCCATGAGATGGTGGAAGCACAGGAAAAGCTCTCGCTGATGAGCCGGTCCATCCGCGCCTCCGGTGGGTTACGAGTGAGGCCCTACTTCTAATGGCTACCAATCTAGGCGGCGGCATTCCGCAGCTCCAATCCAATTTCAAGTTTAGCGGCTTTGAGCCGGATGCCGATCCTATCACCCCAGGCGTGATGTTGGAGTGCGAGAATATCTTCGCTACGGCTAAAGGTTTCAAGCCGTATCCTGATCTTATGGCCTTTTCCTCTACTGGGTTAGGTTCACCCTGCCTGGGCGTTTTCAGCGGTTATCTCGCCAATGCGCCGGTTCTGGTAGCCGGAACGGCGAACCAACTCTACGTTTTTAACTACGCTACTAAGACCTGGGTTAGCCAAGGACTAAGCTTAATCCCGACTACAGGTCGGTGGCGCTTCGACATCTACGGTGGGAATTTGATTGCAGTCAACGGAGTAAACCCGCCTGAAGTTTATACTGGTAGCGGGGTCTTCACTCCTCTAGGCGGCGCTCCGCCTATTGCATCTATCGTTCAAGCTACGGACTACAGCTTGTTTTTGATTGTACCCAATTCACGGACTTGGTGGTCCAGCTTATCTGCGACTATCTGGACTCCGGCTGTTGCGACGGCGACTGTTACCGGCTCACTCGATACCAGCGGCGGGATCATCACCGCAGCTCATAAGCTTAGAGACATGATCGTGCTCTACAAGATGCGCAATCTCATCGCGGGGACTTTCGTTGGTCCCCCGTTTTACTGGAGCTTTCGCACAGTATCTAAGCAAGTAGGCGTAGCATGCCAGGAAGCTGTGGCCAATCTGGGGGATCTCCACTACTTTCCAGGGCCAGATAACTTTTACCGCTTCGACGGCGCAACCCTGGAGATCATCCCAAATAATCTCCGCGAATGGTTCTTTGCCAACCTCGACGGTGACAACGCCGACAAGATTGCAGCCAGGTGGGATGAATCCCGGACCATCATCTTTTGGCATTTCGCCTCAATCAATGCTTCTCCAGCCGGATCATTGGACAAATGGATTTGCTACAACACGCGCACCGGACAATGGACCAAGAGCGCCACGCAATACATCGACATTCCCATCTTTGGTCCAATCAAGGCTTCAGCTTTAACCTACGGATCGTTCACCACGACTTATCCAACTTACGGGGCAGTCCCCAATATTACCTATGGGAGTCTTCGGCCACAGAGTAAAGATTTGTCTGCGGTCATAGGCACAGATCATTTTATCCAGGCTTATAACGCTACCCCGGTGGCCTCCTCGATTACAACCAACATGTTCGGGGACCGCCACAACATATTTTTAGTATCGCGACTTCGGCCTCAGTTTTCGCTTTATCCTGCCAGCGCAATCGTATCGGTAGTCAAACAATATACGCCGGGATTGGCGAGTCCACCTTCTACTCTGATGCGGCCCATCTCAAGTGATGGCTGGTTTAACGTGATGACCACGGCACGGCTTCAGAAATTCAAAATGGATATGGGTGGAGATCACGAAATTTTGGGAATTGAGGCAATGGTGGACTATGCGGGCGAAAGGTAAGTAATTTCAAGGAGTTACAATGGCCCTCCCCGACTGGCTTTCCCCCTACGCCTCCTCGTTCATGGACGCTTATTCACGTCAGGCTTTTGGTCCAACCTGGCAATATCCCGGTCCAGGCACTCCGCAAGTCCCAGATCTAAGCCAGCAAACCGCGCCATTCTCCGATGCCCAAAATATAGCAATGCACGGCATTCAAGACCTTACAACCGGCGCGCCGATGCAACTTGCCAACCAGGGCGCAGGACAAGTTGGGGCTACGATGGGCGGCAATTACTTTGGCGTGACTCCCTATAACCAAGGTGCGTTTCAAACTGCTCAGGGGCAATTCCTTGGCTCAAATCCCTACTTAAATGCAATGTATGGCGCAGCTACCCAAGGCATGACCGATCAATACAAGAACGCGGTAGCCCCAGGAATTATGGCTGCGGCCCAGCAGGCAGGACAGATGGGTAGTTCCGCGATGGGCGACGTGATGAGTCAAAGCCAACGCAATCTTGGAACCTCTCTGGGTAACATGGGCGCGCAAATTTATGGTGGCAGCTACGAACAGGAACGAAACCGGATGCAGCAGGCAAACCAACAGCTGGCCGGGATGTATGAGGGAGAGCGCGGGAGACAGATGCAATCTGCCTCCATGGTCCCGCAGATGCAGTATGCCCAGTATGCGCCTTATCAAGCCCTCTACAGCGCAGGCGCGCAGCAACAACAGCAAGCTCAGGATATCCTCAATACCGGCTACCAAAATCGCGTGTCGGCTTTTGAGCAACCGTACAACATCCTCTCAGGTCTTGGCTCCGCTATGCTCCAGGCAGGTGGTGGTGGCGGTGGCACTACGACAAGTACTACGACGACGAAAGGCGGGGGTGGTAGCTCAGTGATCTGTACTGAGCTGTTCCGGCAAGGAATGCTGGCGGAAGACATTTATCTCTTGGATAGCGCCTTCGGAGAAATGCTGTCTCCAGACGTGATTCGGGGGTATCACCTGTGGGGCAAACCGCTGGCGCGGGTGATGGCGCGTTTCAGAATCGTTGCCGTTTTGATCGCGCCAGTTGCCCGAATTTGGGCACTTCACGTCGCGACCCTTGTATCACCCTCAGTTGACCGCCGATCATTCGTTGGCGGGCTTTTTATGCGCTTTGGCGTGCCTTTTAATCGGTGGCTCGGAAGGAAAAAAGTTCGATGGCAGGCGACGATGTAAATACTTCGAATGCGGGGCTGATTGGCCTCTTTGCGCAGCTAGGTAAAGCCCTCATAGGTCAAACTGGCGGCGGCGGCATCCAGGATACCAGTACTACGACCAGCACGCCGACGATGGCGACCAATGCGTTAAATGCGAGCCTGATGAGTAATCCGTTTGGGGGCCTGCTCGGCACGCCGTCTCCCGAAAGTCTCCTGGGCGCTCAGTCGGGAGACGTGCTGAACAGTCTTGCTTCAAGTCTTAGTTCACCAGGAATGAGGGCTGCGGCGGGGTTAATGAATCCGGGTCAATCTGGGATCGTACCACCGCCCCCAAATTTTCCAGCGCCTGCGGCTGCTGGCCCAAGTGGGCCTAGCCCATGGGGTACGACTATGGTTCCACCCGCGTGGCAGTACAATCCTGCTGGAACCGGGATAAGCGGAGGGCAAGCACCAGGGGCCTGGCAATATCAACCTAACACTACGGGTATCATGGCTCCTCTACAGCAATATCCTTACCCGCAAACGCAGCCGCAACAACTCACCCCACCTCCAGCTTGGCAAACAGCTTTGGGCAGCATGGCTCCGATACTGGCGGCGAGGTTATTACAGCGTTATCCGACAACCGTTTCACATGGCGTAAGCGGTTCCTATTCTGTCCCTTTCGCTACGGCTGCGGTAAAGGCGGCTCCTGTTGTTCAGCGTGAGAGTCCTATGGCGCGCTATGCCGCAATGTTGAGGGGATAATGGCTAACGGAGATCCATACAGCGATTCTGGCACGATGGGCGGCGACTGGAGCAACATCTGGCCTGCGGCAGCTACGGGACTAGCAGGGCTGGCTCTTGGTGGAGCGCAACGGGGCACGCTTGCGGCTGCGGGTTTTACTGGGGCGCTAAACGCGCTCAACAATCAGCAGCTAGAGTATGGCAAATTGAACGCCGACATCGCGTATCGCAATCAAGCGGCGGATCGCGAGCAGCAGCGAATTAATATAGAACGCGCGAACCAAGAGGCACAGGAACAACGCTGGGCATCCTACGATAAGCACATGAGCGCTGAGGCGGATTATCTGTCCCAGCACAGCGAACAATTAAAGCAACAGATTGAAGAAGCCAATAGGTCACGCGCAGCTCAGGACGAATTTGCTCAGAAGAACCTTAAGCCAGATCAGCAAGCAGCTTTTCTAGCTTTGGGCGATGCGCAGTCGCGCCGGGATTACATGAAAGAGTGGGGCAAACAACAAGAAGAGATTGCCGCCCAGCCGGGAATACAAGAGACGTTCAAGCAATACGGTATTCCTGCCGCGTCCTGGATGAATAGGGAACAGGCTTCTCGTTTCCTTGAGCGCGTAGCGATGGAGCGGGAAATTTCCAGGAGAGAGCGGGGCAGTGAGCGGCCATTTCTTTTTACACCCAACCCAGATCACGCCTACCTTGTAAGTCCTGGCGGTACAGCCAAAGAGATTTTAGACTCCCAAGGCAATCCGATTGGTGGCAGGAGCGGCAAGCCTTTTGATGAGGCCGCGTTTCGGTCCAAGATATTTCAGGAAAATTTGAACAACGCGAAACTTCATCCAGAACTCATGCTCGACCCCATGGCGGAGACTACTAACTATCTTAACTCTCCCATAGGCAGACTAGACCTTCAGCATTTGCGTGATCCCAGAAGCATGCCGGATGAAAAATACTATCCACAGGCCGATGCGTTACTTCAGAGTGCGGCGGAGAAGGAAAGCCAGATCAATCAGCAAACGGATCAACGGATGTTTGAGGCATACAAGCAGGCAAATATACGGTCCCCGCTTTCACCTTACAGGACTCCGACTGACGCCGAGATGTATAGCGATTTCCAAAAATATAAGATGCAACACCCGGAAGAAGTGAAACAGTACAGGCAGGCGGTCCAGTCGGGCGCTTTTGAGGCAGAGGAGCAAAGGCAAGCCGCACAGGCCACCAAGTATAAGACGCTCACGGAGCGAGAACAACAGCTGAGAACGCAAGGATATGTCTCGCCACGGGCTGGCAATCGGCCAGCAGCTGACATCCCGGTAACGGCTGGTGGACCAATGAGAACACCCAATAGAACGCCAGAACAACAGCAGGAAATTGACGCAGCTAAGAAACGGTTGGGCATTACTCCATGAGCCGGATTGATGACCTACTGACACTTGAAAACGCGGGAGAACTCCCGCCCAGCATGCAGAAGGATTTAGACACCTTGCGGCAGGCGGGAGAGGTGCCAGCTCGCGCGCCGCAGCCACGTCCAAAAGACAAAACTCCGGGGTTAGTTACACCGGGGACTATAACCAATCTTTACAACCGCCCAGTGCTTGTGAATCCCGATAAGTCAGTCAGCACAACGCGCTCCATGTCGTTCAACGAGGACGGCAAGGAGATTTTGATCCCCACAGTTGTCGAAGGCAAAAGCTTAACCCCGGATCAAGCCATTGAGCGCTACCACAAAACTGGCGAGCACCTGGGCATCTTTGACAGCCCACAGAACGCAGATGCTTACGCTGAAGCCTTGCATCAAGAACAAGCGCGGCGGATGCAACCGCAATTTCAACCTCAACTTCAGCCGCAAACTCAAGGCGAAAGTTGGCCAGCTTGGACAGCGAAGACTGGAATTAGAATCGGGCTGCCTTTAGCCGCAGGTTTGGCTACGGCGGGATTGGGGCCAGTCTCTCTTGCCGCTACAGGCGCGGCCTCCGCAGGGGCTGAAGCGTTAGTACGATACCTCTTCAACGAGGACATGAACCCCAGGCAGATTGCTCTTTCTGGAGTACTTGGGGCAATTCCGGGCTTTCGTGGCGCGTCGATTGTAAGCAGGGCAGGACGGATAGCGCTTCGTGGGGCAGAAGGACTTCTGTTTGGAGCAGGCGGGAGTGCAGCCAGCAGGCTGGTCGAAGGCGAATCACCAGACTTGATGGACATGCTAAAGAGCGGGGGATTCGGCGGCTTGCTAGGTGCAGGCTTTGGTAGGTTTGAGAGATTGGGCACACCGGAAGCTAGGCCGGGTGCAGGTAATCAACGCCTAAATCAGATTGCCCAAGAGCTTCAGGGACTGGATCAAATCCAAGGCGGAAGCCAAAAGGGATTGAATCTTCTCAAGGCTGCGCTGTCGGAAACGCGAGATCAACAGTTCCAAAGAATGTCACGCGGCGAGGGAAGCCCAGCGGTGGGATACTCGACACCGGATATCCCGCTGTCGCGGATGATTAGCCCAACCGGGGATCTTATGTTGCCGGGTCAAGCTGGCACGATGCAAGGTCCAAGATTGGGTTTGCCAGCACCAGGTGGTGTGAGTCCCGGCACGATGGCTCCAACTCCTGGGATGGGTGGGCCAGGTGCGCCAGGCGTAGATCAGGCTGGCATAGCCGCACAGGCCGCCGCAGAGCAGGCTACCCAACGCGCCATACGGCAAAAGCAAGTAAGGGAAAGCGCTCCGGCCAATGCGCTGATGGATGACCTGAAGGGGGTGATAAGTAAAGTTGACGGCTATCTTAAGACTTACCCCAGAATGACGCCTGAAGGGGCACGGACCACCTTAACTCCCAGGGAGAAAGATTTATACGATAGGTACATCAAGCCTTCTCAGCCCGAACAGCCCCGAACCTGGGAGCGCCCCACGGGTGCCCAAAAGACGGGAGCCGGATTTACTCTCCAAGATTTCCAGCAAGAATTGGCAGACAACTATCCCAAGCAAGGTGAGTCCGTAGTAGATGCCCAAAAACGGCTAGGCAGCATGATGGCAGGTTATAAGACCGGCACTCCGCAGTGGCTGGCGATTCAGGAACGTCAGAAGCAGTTGTCATCTGATCCCATACGCGCGCGCGCAGAAGTGAAGGCCAGAATCGAAGGAGCCAGGGAGATGGCCCAAGATCCTGGGCCTGCGGGAGATGCGGCGCGGGACTTTCTGAAGGGGCATGGAATCACGGTGGAGACGCCACAGGGGCCTGCGCCCACACAGGCAGCACCTCAGCCCACACCGAAAGCCGCACCTGAGCCTGAGCCAACCATCAGCATGACGAAGAAGGCGGCACCGGAACCTCTCCAGCCTGGCGTGACCACGCCACCCCCTCCAGGGGAAGAGACGCCAGAACAACCAAGGGTGCCAACGCCTGAGATGGCTGCGACCCCCGAACAGCAAGCACGCATGGCTCAGCTTGAGGCGGAGAACGCAGCCAACCGCAAAGTGCTTGCGGAGAGGGAGGCGAGGAGAACCGCCGCAGCCGCCAAGAAAGCTGCTCCGCCAGAAGCTCCAGCTGAAGAACCTACGATAGCCGAACAGCTACAGACCCCGGAGCAACGCACACGCCAGCAGGCGATACGGGATCGAATCGCTGAGCTGGAGGCAAAGAATAAAGCGATGAGGGGAGAGCTGGCACCCGAAGCGGAAGAAGCCGCGCCGACCACGCCAACTTTGCCGCGTGAGCTGGCCGGGGCTAAGCCGACGTATAATTATGGCAAGCAGAAGGTCAACCTCGCGTTTGACAGTGATCTCGACAAAGCTGCCTATATCGTGGCGTCAAAGCAAACGCTTAGCGCGCAGGATCAGAAATACCTCGACTTTGTGATCGAGCAAACTGGGAGGGATGAGGCTGGAGCGCGGCGATATGGGGAAGCAGTTAAGACTTATATCAAGCAACGCGCCGCTATGGGGCAACAGGATGTAGAGGTGCCAAGTGGATTTATCACGCCGGAAGGCGTTGTCACAACCAGACCTGGCGTTGCAGCTACAGTTGCTCAAGATCCCCGTGACGTGGGTGGTACTTATCGTAGTGGCTACTGGGGCCTGAGCTATCAAGTATTGGCTAAGAAAGGCGATGACTTGACGGTGCGATGGGCAGATGGCCGGGAAACCACACAGAGCACTAAGAATTGGAAATGGTATCCAAAGATAGACACCGTGGTCAAGGATGCGCCAACAGCGGAACCGGCTGGCAAGCTGGATGAAGCTCCTCCCATGGGCGCGCCGACTCAAATTGTCGGCGGGAATAAGCCTCCAATGGGCGTGTCTCCTGCTGTTAAGTTAAACGATGACACCGTAGTTGTGGGTGCTCCAGGGCAAACCCATGACCAGATCACCAGTATTCCAACCGGCAGGACTATCCGGGACAAAGGCTGGGTGAACGACAAAGGCGAATTCTTAACTGACGATGAAGCCACGGCAGAAGTCTTCCGTCAAAGGTCGGCACAGAAAACCACGGCTCAGCTCTTGAAGGGTAGCCTGGGAGAACGTGGTGCGGTAGGCGCTACTTCCTGGGCAGACCAAAACGCCAACGAGAAGGCGGCACGCGCGGATCGCCAGGAAGTATTTGCCAGGATTAAGCGTGCCATCGGATTGGGAAAGACAGAAGACGAAGCCGTCAATGAGGCTGGCGTCACGCCACAGCATTACCAGCAAATGCAGACGGAAGCCAAGTTTGACGATGCCGTTACGAGCCTGGGCGGCGCGGCACAGGGCTTGAAAGACCTAAACGAAAGGGCACGCCAGCTCCTTGGGCCGGAAGCTGAATCTATCGCACAAACCGGCACGATGACCCCAGGTGGTCCCGGCTGGAGAAGCGAAAGTCGGGAAACCTTTAGAGAGAACGCGGGAGCCAAGCCCAACACATATACCTACCGCGTTTCAGAACGGGACGTGGACTACGCCAGAAACATGGTGATCAATGCGGAGCGCAAAGTGGTGGATGCCGCAGACGCGATTAGCCATTACTCAGCTACGTTTGGGGCTGGCTCTACAGACCCCCTAACCGTTGAGATAGCCAAAAGCTTGAAAGCGCAATCTGAAGCTAACATCCGGGACGCTAATAAGTGGGCTGATATTTTCCGCAAGCAACGTTTTGCTTTAGGTCGCGGAGTGAGGGCTTACGATAGAGCGCCGTTCCCTCTGGACGTAATTGAATCCATGCAACGCCGCCAGGCTGATCTCACTGGCATTATGAGGCTTAAACGCCAGATCCCTATCGACTCCCAAATTTTAGAAAGCGTAGGGAAAATTATAGGTGGAGCGCGTGAAGGCGAAGGTATCAAGGGCGCATGGAATACGCTTACACCATCAGAGCAAGTCACTTTTCGGCGCAACCTCATCAATTCCCCTCGCTTGGGGCTATTCAGCACGACATCCGCTGTCTTCGACGTAGTGAGCGATATATCTGAGACTGCGGCCCAAGTAGCTTCAGGTTTGGCTGGTGACATCGTTCATAACATACGAATGGCAGGCCAAGACAAGCCTGCATCTTGGCCAGCCTTAACTGGAATGTATCGCGCTCTCAAACGTACCTACCGGGATATCACTAACCCCGCGATGGCTTCGCTATCCGAAGAATTTCAACAGACTTTCAGTGGAGAACGCTTGCCCGGTCAGCTCCCGATGGGTGAGTTAATGCGTAATCCGCTGAAGTCCGATTTCTGGACTCAAGGACCATTTGTTACGAGCCGCCTAAATCCAGCCGGAGAGCTGACAGGCCAAGGCGTTTTTACTCGCCGTCAAACTCAAGCCTCAGCTGGCTGGGACACGATCCGGGGTATGACCGGAGTTTATGCCAAGGGCGCGGTGGATACCGGGTTTAAACGGTTCGCGGCGACAATGACTATGTGGCGGGATATCGAGACAGAAGCTGATAGGCAAGGAATTCCCCTCCATAGCGCGCAACGTAAGCAATTTGAAGAAGACACCTGGAAAAACTTGCCGCAAGCCGTGCTGGATAATGGCGTAAGAGAAGGCAACAAGGCTGGGTTTAACCGGCCCCTATATGACTGGGAAGAGCGCGTAGCGAGAAGTAAGGGCGTGCAGTTGATGTTCGATGCCTTTGGGCGATGGGGCTTTCAGTTCGCGCACTGGGGCGGAGAAATGATCGGCGCGAATCCCCAGCTTCAGGCCAAGTGGGCAAAGGCCCTCTGGAGCCGTGACATGCGCTACGCTCCGCCAGCTGAAGAAACCGCGCGCTATCTTACCCGTATGGCCACAGGAATCGGCGGCCTCTATCTCATGCAGCGGATGCTTTATAACAACATTGATTTCAAGTCGATGGAGTACGTGAAAGAAGACGGCAACCGGGTAAGGCTCTCAAGCATTGAGCCGTTATCTTCCGGGTTGACCTTTCTTGCCTTGCTCCATGGTGATCAAGAAAAGTTTTTGTCGGGTCTTCAATATTCCTCTCTGCCGGGACTTCGCTGGATCTTCGGTCAAGGCGGGATGCTCAGCCAGCTTACCGACACGATGAAGACTAGCTTTCAGACGAAAGGGAAGCTCAACACCAGGGAAATGGGCCAGGCGGTTACGGATACGCTTAACAAGATGATTCCCGGCCAAGCTGTGCTGGGCGGTCTAAAGACTATCCTTGACCCCACGGTCAGAGAAGGATTTGGAGCGAACCTGCCGGGAATCTCCCTGGCGCTTCAACCCAAGATCAACCTGGCAACCGGCGACCCGATGCAGCCACGCCAGCGTTTTGCATTTATGGAGTTGCCGTCTATCAGCGGCACGCCCATCCCGATGGCTACACGTTTACTCGAGCCTACGGCTAAACTCCTCTCACGTTATGGGATGCTCACTTATCGTGGGCCGCGTGCTCCCATCGCAGGCTTTCCTGCCGGGGAAGTCCCCGACGATAAGCTCCAGGAGTTTTCCATCGAGCTGGGGAGAGCGCGAGATCAGATCTTCCACCAGGTCATGCCCTACATTGAGGCTCAGGAAGCGCGCCAGCCGGATCAGGCCAGGCAGCCGGGGCAACCGTTTTACGAGCAGACCCGAAAGCTGTTAGAACGCTATGACGCGATGGCCGCAGACCATGCACGCAAGATCATTAATCAACGCTATGGCACACCATCCAAGATGGGCCGCCAGCCTACAGTTATGGAAAGGCTAAGACCAGGATATGGCCAATTTGCTCAGTAGCTAAGGAAGTAATCATGGCTAATAGCGTAATAGACCGTTTGACTGATTGGCAGAACGACGCGGATAGCGTGGATACCAATCTCCCGAATAACGCCACGGCTATGGGCGATGGCCAGCCAGGAGATCTCGACGGTGAGTTTCGCCGGGTAAAATCCGAGATTCGTGATCTTTCGCTCAACATGTCGTGGGAGCGCTGGAGAGGTTTAAGAAATGTTGCAGGAACCGGGGTTATCGCCTTCAGCTACGCTAGCGCGAATAGCTTCACGGTCAACGATAATTTTGCCGTTCCAGGCCGTAACGTGGCGACTGTTGGACGCAGGGTAAAAATCTTTCTTAGCGGCGTGACGCTCTACGGCACGATTACCGGCGCAAGCGGCGGCACGACAACGACGATTCTAGTAGCTTTGGATAGCGGTAGCTTGGATGCCAGTCTTTTCGAGGTCCAATTCGGAACTGAGTCAAAATCTCTCAGTGGGCTGGGCAATCTGATTGAGCTAGTCCGTGATGTTGGCGAACCTGTCGTAAGCGGCGTGAACGTAGAAACCGGGATTTATACCGAAGGCATTGCCGGGGGCCTTCTTGGCAACTCGCGATTTATACACGCGGGGGTTGATCTGTTAGTCACTAGCATACTGGATCAATCGGAACTGGTTCTCAAGTTTTATTACGGTGGGCAGCTTTTCTTTTCGCCCACCCTAATCAATCAGGCTGGCGTTCAGAATAACCTCGGTTTGATTGTAAACGTGCGCCTGCACAACCGAAACGCAACCAACATCCAGATTGTTTCCGCGACCATCGACATGGTTCCGAGAAACGCTTTCCTCTATTTCGATATCGCTAACCAGTTCACCTCATCAATAGTCACGGGGCTAAATGTAGATTCCACAGCTAATCAGTTATTCCAAGTCAACGGCCTATGGAGCGTGGCTTCGGTCAGCAACTCAGTATCGGGTGTAGGTCTTCAAATCTGGGGATAAATGGATAAGAGCGCCAATCTTCCAAGAGTGCCAGAGATTAACGATTTCCAATCGCGCCAGGGCATACGCGGCTCAGCCCAAGCTCTCTATCGCTATCAGTTTGAGCTTAGGCGAAAGCTAGAGGAGCTGTTCAACAAAATTTTAGCTGAGATCAATACCCTCTATGGCGAGGTGGGATATACCGCCGGAGCGCCAGCCAATGGCGCGCAGACGGTTCTCACCGTGACAGCCCCAGGCGCAATTCCTGGGCAAGCAGTTAGTGTCACCTACGATCAAGATCTCCAAGGATTGGGGTTAAGCGCGTATGTTTCCGCGCCGGATACCGTGAAGATTATCTTGAGCAACAACACAGGCGGGGCGGTCAGCCTGGCCAATGGGAAGTTTCGAGTCTACGTCTTGCCTAGGATGCTTACATGAAGAAGTGGCTGTGGCTGGTGCTTTTGTTGTTTCTGATTGCTCCACGCAGTGTCTGGTCCCAGAGCAACTGGGGCTACTTCGTAGACGTAGAGTGCGACAGAATTAACAATAAGCTGGCCAATGCTGTCATCTGCATCCAATACCAGGACAGCGCGGCGCGAAAGGCTGGCGAGTATCGCTGGACCGGAACTGAATGGATAAAGGCGGATGGGGCCTTTGTCAGCGCCACTACGCCTCCGCCCCTTTGTCGCGTAGGTGATCTCTGGGTCAACTCAGCGGCTACGCCAGGATCAAACCTCAACATCTGTACAGCGGTTAATACTTGGACCAATGTCGCTGGAGGCGGCGGTGGCAGTCCGTCCTTCAGTGCAATCACCTCCGGTACTAACACAGCAGCCTCGATGGTAGTAGGTACTGGTGGTTCTCTTTCGGCTAGCGGTAGCGGAACAATCAGCGCTACCACCGCAGCCGCTTTAGCAAACAGCCTTACCAACCATGCAGTTGTGATTGGCCAAGGAAGCGGCACGCCGGGAACCATCGGGGTAGGCAACACGGGGGATTGTCTTCAGGGCGTTAGTGGGGCCAATCCGGCGTTTTCCCCTTGTCCTACGAGTAGCGGTGGTGCGGGGTTCGGAACAATCACTTCGGGCACCAACACGACAGCCGCTATGGTCGTGGGCACGGGCGGCTCTCTTTCGATTACCGGATCTGGGACAATAACTGCGACGACGGCGACTGCCCTTGCGGTAAATCCCTCGCCTTGCGCCGCAAACACTTTTGTCACCGATTTAGACGCCAACGGCACCCTTACCTGCGCCCAGCCGACTTTTACAAACCTTTCCGGCGCTGCCACCAAGGCGCAACTCCCCACCACAACGGTTTTCACCGATCAGGCCAATACTTACACGGCTGGCGCTCAAAACATGAAGGCGGCAGCATCCTTCAGTTTCCCGCAATCGGCGTTTGCGGCACCCACGGCCCAAAACGATTGCCGGTTCGACACGACGAGTAACCGGATCAAGTGCGGCGACGGTGCCTCGACCAAAACGTATTTTGCCATAGCCGACCCGGCATCCTCAGTGAACGTGACCCCGGCGGGGTCAATAACGGCAACGGATGTTGCGGGAGCACTTAACCAGCTCGATACGGGCAAACAGCCGGTCAACGCCAATTTGACGACTCTCGCGGGCATCACGGCTAGTAATATTGTCAACAACTCGCAATCCTACTGCGCCGATGCTGGCTCGACGGACGCATACAGTTGCACCAATCCCGCCGTGACATTAACAAGCGGCCCCGTTACGGGGGCGATTTACCAGCTAAGGGCCAATACCGTAAATACCCTAGCCGGAGGCGCTTCAATCAATTTCGGCGCGGGCGGGGTGAAAAGCATTAAAAAGTACTCTTCTGGAGCCAAGGTCGATCCAGCCGACGGCGACATCCCGGCAGGCTACACGCTGGTTTTAATTTACGATGGCACCGACATGGTTTGCACGAACTGCCCTCCGACTTCGGTCGGCGGCACCGGGACCATGACCGGGCCGTTATCGACCACCAATTGCGTGGCGAAGGAAGGCACCGGGCCGACCAATGTCACCTGCTCCCAGATAGTTGACGATGGGGCGGGAACGATTTCTTACTACGATGTCTCTGGCAACCGCCACGAAAATAGCTATATAACCGCTACGGGCACACGAACGCATACCTTCCCTGATCTCTCCGGGACCATAGCCCAAACGACCGGAAGCCTTGTCAATGGCCGGGTCGCGGAGTTCAACGCCTCTGGTTTGATAGTTTCAGGCAACAACACCACAACGATGCTTCGAACGCGACAGGCCGGTTTTATGCTTGGGGCGGATACCGGTCCGGTTCTTGCTGATACCGACGATCAGACAACCATCTTTGTAAACCGTCTTGGACAAGGCGTGACGATTACGGAAGTCTGGTGCGAGAGCGACGCTGGGACTCCGACAATCCAACTCCAAAAAGATGACGGCTCTCCGGTGAACATGATAAATGCTACTTCGCTTTCTTGCTCAAGTTCCGGTGCTTCGACTACTAGCTTTGTCAGCGGGGAAAACAACATCGCGAATGGCAACCGAGTGGATTTCGTAATGGTAGCGGCGGGCGGAGTCGCCAAGAGAGTGACGGTGAATTTTGTCTACACGCTCGATTAAGCTCTTACTCTTGTTTTTCCTATTTGCAGTTCCGGTCCTTGGGCAGACCATCCAGATCCCCAAACAGACCTATAAGCCGGGGACGTACCCGATCCCGGAAACGGCGGTCAATAAAGGCATCTCTTCTGCCACTATGACGATTGACCGCTCTCAGTGGACCGATCCGGCGGTAACGCTAACCTTCAAACTGGATTTCTCGCCCGATGGGGGCAAGACGTGGTTTACAGGAGACAACAATCAAGGCTGGTGCGCGTTTGGCTCCAAGGGGGGCGTTGTCAAAGACCAGAAGGGCAACCCGATTCCGTCTAGCATAGCAAACTGCGGCTGCAAGGACATCTGCAATCCGGCCAATACGACAAATCATGTTCGCGGCACCGTGACGGTCGTGGGCGGGAGCTTGACGACGAGCGGGAGCGTGGTGCTGAAATGAAACGAATCATTTTACTCCTGTTGGCGCTTCTCTGGCCCGTAACTTCTTGGGCCGCAGTCAACCTCGATACATCATCGACTCAAACGGGAGTAGGAGTGACTTCCCTTACGTGGTCGCATACCTGGACCGGGTCAAATGAAATCATACTTTGCGGCGTAGAGGCATCCGACGGTCCCGGCAATCCCTCAATCACTACTCTGGTAACGGCAGCTAATTACAATTCCGTAGCGATGACGCTGGTCGGCAGCCAAGCCAGCGGTTCCGACCCCGGCGTTATCATGTACCAAAGAGTTACGGCTACCGCCGACGGCTCGCCTCATACTGCGACCTTTAGCTTTTCGGATCTTATTACGGGAGTCGGCTCCTGCACGAGTTTTACCGGCGTCGATCAGACTACCCCGCTTGGATCAGTGGTGAGCAACAATACAAACGATCCAATGTTTCTTTCAATTACTGTTCCAACTAACGGCATGGCCTTGGACCTTGCGGTGTCTGGCCGGGGCTATGATTGCTCCGCGCCATTGACGGTCACGGCTAGCGGGCAGTCCTCTGCGTTTTGGGATTGTGGAAATGCGGGCGGGGGAGGCGGTGATACGCAAGGCATGGGGTCCACTCGCAGTACGTCGGGCACTATGAGTTGGACTGGAGCAGCAGGAGCTTACGTCGCCCAAATGGCGGTGCCGATCAACGCGGCAGCGGTTGTAACGGGCGTCGCCAGAAGAAGGATCATCAACCAATGAAACGCTTGCTTATGATAGCCGGATTTCTGTTGATTCCTCAGATTGCCCAAGCCGTCCTGGTTACCCGCTACGTGCGAAACGGCGCGGGCAGCTCCGGTTGTTCCAACGGGAGCACGAACTATAATCCGGCTACCGATACCTGCGGCAGCGGATCGAGCGCCGTTTATCTAACGATACATGACGGGATTACCGCCACCGGTGCCCAAGATATCCTTATGATTAGGGCCGGT